GCAAGCCGCACGATCCAAGACGTGATGCACAACTGGGCCAACCGCGGCCCGAGCATGAAGTCGGGCAACGTGAGCTGCGAAGGCCCGCGCCTGTACAGTTACGCCGAAGTCATCGGCGAGTTCCACGTGGCCCCGAACGGCGAGCCGTTCGTGATTCTCTCCGACAAAAATTGGAGCATGACCACGAGCAGGCATCAGTCCTACGCCGGTCGCGCCTTGTCCCTGCAACACCGCCGCATCCACGTACACCGGCCGCGCGCCACGCCCGCCGAGTGGGTGCAGGAGCTGGCCGAGCGTGTCGCCGAGGCGCTGGGCAAGGCGCGGCGGGCGCGCAGCAACCGCGGCTGGCACCTGGCGGCCGCTGACCACCTGTTCAAGAATTTAACCTTCCTGGCGACCGCCTACAGCCTGCCGGCTCCGGCCAGCATCGAAGGCGTCGCCGACCTGATCCTCGAACACACTGCGGCTATCGAGGCGCAGCGCCGACTCGACGAGGCCGCACGCCGCGAGCGCCAGCGCCTCAACGAGCTGGAGCAGGCCGAGGCCATCGAGCAATGGCTGCGCGGCGAGCGCACGTACTGCCCGCACACCGAGCACCCGCGCCTGCGGCTCTCCGGTCGGCGCCACCTGATCGAGACGAGCTGGGGCGCAGCGGTGCCGGTTGACGTGGCCGAGCCGCTGGTGCGCCTGTCGCGCGAGCGTCGCGGCACCTTGGACCTGGATATCCCGGTCGGCTCATTCCACCTGACGGAAGTCACTAGCGACGGCAGCCTGCGCATCGGCTGCCACCTGATCCAAGTCTCCGAAGTCGAGCGTATGGCGGCGATCCTCTTCCCCGAGCAGGCCGCAGCATGAGCGCGCTCCGTGACCTGGAAGAATGCCTAGCGTTCGCCGCCGACTGCGGCGACGCGGGCAGCACCGACGCCGCACAAGCGGCGCTCGCCAACGTGCGCGAGCTGGTAGCGGATTTGTGGAACACGGTAGCAACAGCGCGGCACACCGGAGAGCCTATCGACCCGGAACGAATCGCCGCTGCCCTGGAGCCGTTCAAGTGAGCGCGGCCGAGCTGCAAGCGGCCATCGACGCACTGCGCCGGCTGGTGGACGAGCTGGCGCGGACTAACCACGAGCTGCGGGAGCAAATCGCATGAGCACGCAAGGACTCATGCCGGGCGAGTGCGACCGCTTCGACATCGCCAGCGCGCACGCGGCGTTCTCCGACTGGTGGAATCGTGACGGTATCACCGCGCGCGACACGGATTCCAAACGTCGCGGGCAGTCTGCAAGCTGCCAGCTGCACGCTATCAAGTATCGCTACGGCGTCGGCTCCTACTTCGAGCCGAACAGCGCAGCCGCGATGATTTACTGCGAGCTGGTGCGCCGCTATCACCCCGAAGCTTACGACGCCGTGTGCGCCGAGCACTGCCCCCAGGAGCAAATCGCATGAGCTTCTTTGTCCCCAGCACCGCCACCGGCAAGACGTGGCAGGTGTATGCAACCAAGACCACCACCGGCTATGTCATCGGCGGCGCCATCGAAGGCGAGCGCGACGGCGAAGTGTTCTCGTTCGAGCTGCTCGGCAGCCGGTCGCTGCGCATGACCACCCAGGCCAAGCGCGCCACGCCGAAGGCCAACGCCGCCGCCATCCGGCTGGCGTTGTCCGAGCTGGTCGAGCGCGGCTATGTCACGGCGCAAGACGCAGCGAGCGTGCCGGTATGAGCGAGACATACGCCCGCATCCCGGCCAAGTTCTACGACGCCCACGCCGCCAGACACACCGCACCGAAGGCACTTGGCCGGCTGCATCGCGTCGTGCTTGTGGACGCGAACGACCCGCTGTTGCCCGAGCTGCTGACCGCCGCGCTGGCGTCCGCGGCCAAGGGCGACGAGTCAGCGAAGCGCACCGTGCAAGCTATCAAGGAAGCCACGTCATGAACATCACGCAAGCGCTCACCAAGGTTCGCCGGATACTTGGCCCGAAGGCCACGATCCGGGAGAACCGGAACGCCCCTGTCGGCGACGCGCGCACCGCTGCGCTCGAAGCGGCAAAAGCGGCACGACAGGCCCGCGAGGACGCGCAGCGGCGCATGCACGAGCGCACCGATGCGCTCCAGAAGGCCGACCCTGAGTACCAGCAGGCATTCGCCGACTGGAAGGCCGCGGGCGCCGCACTGCGCCGTGAGCCTGGCCCGACCGAGCGCCGCTACTCCGCCGGGCTGCCGATCGACATCGGCTTCGGCCCTGGGTTGAGCGTCAAGGCGCAGGCCGACACGCTCGCCGAGCTGGTGGCCGAGACCGAGCGGAGATACAAGCTGTGAGCCGCCGCGGTATCAACCCCTGCCTCATCTGCGAGACGCCGACCGAAGGCCCGAAGGGCAGCGTGGTGTGCGCCGAGTGCAAGCGCAAGGTGCGCGACTACGACGAGCTGCGTGCGCGCTCGCTGCAAGGCCGACTGTGCGTCACGCTGCGGCGCTGGCCGTACGTGCCGAGCGGACACGGCAACGACAACGGCCGCAAGGCCCTGGAGACGCTGCTGCGCGAGCTGCGCACCGCCCTGGACAAGCCGGCCGAGCACGGCGCGTCGCACTACCTGTATGCCGAAGGGGAACGCGCACGCACGGCCAAGGAAGCAGGGATCGAGCCGCGCTACAAGCCCATGAACCACTGGTACGACAACCCGGCCAACTACAACGTGCCGGCCGAGCTCGCGCAGTTCTTCCTGGACCTGGAGCCGCTGATCGTGCTCGCGCTCAACGAGGCCGAGGCCGACGGCAAGCGCGACGGATCTCACCTGCTGTCGCAGCTGGCTGCGGGCAAAATCACAACCGAAGAATTCGAGAGAAGGTCAGGGCTATGAGCCGCCACTTCCAACGCGGCTCCGGCTGCTTCACCTGTGACGTGTGCGGCCGCAAGACCCGCATGACGACGCAGGCCATCTGCTCCAAGCTCTGCGGCGACTGCTACGAGCTGGCCGGCATCTACAACGTGTTCCAGGACGGCGGCGACGTGACCGAGTATGCCAGCGCCATCCGTGCGCACACGGCCAACATCACGGCACACGGCGGCACGCTCGATGAGGCTGCGGCCAAGCTGCTGGAGCTGATCGGCGGCAACACTTCCACACCAACCGAGGACTGACAATGGACGCGAACCTGTTTGCCGAGTGGCACCCCGAGACTGTGTTGGTAGGCATCAGCCTGCCGCAAAACTATGCTGCGGGCGGCACCACGAAGGACTACCACTACAAGGCGCTGCGCTCGCAGAACATCGCCGTCGGTGATCGCATCGTGGTCGACACCAGCGGCAAGCTGTGCGTGCAGACCGTGACCAAAGTCACCGATGCGGTGAACATGCCGGCTCACATCAAATACAAGTGGGTGATCCAGCGCGTGGACACCACCGTGCACGACGATATCGTGGAGCGCGAGCGCAAGTTCAACGAGCAGCTGCTGGCGATGGAACGTGCCACGAAGAAGGAGCAGGTGCGCGCGCAGATCGAGGCCAAGGTCGGCGCGGAGGGGCTGGCGAAGCTGACGGCCCTGCTGCAATGAAGCTCTCCGAATTGATCGCTGCCGTCGGCGACGAGTATGTGCAGTTCCAGAGACTGGACGAGACACTGCTCAACGCCGACAGCACCAAGAACGGCACGAAGATCACGTTCGTGACCCAGGCACTGAACCCTGGTCACGTGCTCACGGGAACCGGACCGGTTGGTCTCGTGGTGTGGCTGCCACGGGACAAGCTGGCCGAGGCGCTGAAGAAGTGACACCCACAACCAAGGAGTAAGCCATGAGTTTCTGGAACTACAGCAACATGCAGGAATATCAGCAGGCAGCGAAGCGCCGACGGATGAATCGAGTGAAGCGTGCGCGCAAGCTCAAGCGCAACCCGGCTCCGGTCGAGGCCAAGCCCGGCACGCGACCGCTGAGCAAGATGAGCGACCTGCACCCGGTACGGCGTTACGAACCGGGCGACCCGCGGCGCGACAACTACAACCGGCGGCTCTTCGTATGAGCTTCGCCGTCGGGCAAACCGTCGTGTACGCGCCGAACGACAAGCGCGCGAGCGCCAGCGACTTGACCATCACCGCGGTCGGCCGCAAGTGGGTGACGCTGAGCAACCAGCTGCGCTTCGACCGGGCGACATTGCTTATCGACGACCGCCCCTTCTCGTCTCCTGGGCGCATCTACCGGTCGCGCGACGAGTACAACACCGCCGTTGCCATCAAGGATGCGTGGGTCGGGCTGGTGCGAGCGCTGGGCTACGAGCCGGTCGCTGGCGTCACCCTGGCCGACCTCAAGGCAGCACGCAAACTGTTGAGGGTATGAGCATGCGCCGCGCGACCGTCTTCTTCGTGGACACCAAGAACCTGTGCATGGGCCAGGAGGAAGTCGACATCGAGTGGACAGGCATGTGCTACCAGATTCCGACTGGCTGCCTAGGTGCGCTCAAGGACTCCAAGCACAAGGTCAACAACGTGTGTTACGAGAGCATCGACGAAGCACACGAGGCTGTGGTCAAGTTCCTGCTCAAGCGGGATCGTGCGCTGATCCGCGAACACCGCCGCATCAAGAAAGCCATCACCACCTACTGCGGCTCCTACAAACCAGGGATGAAAGCATGAGAACCGACGACGAAATCCTGGCACGCATCAAGGCTCGCGAGCGCGAAGACTTCTTCGGCTTCGAGCGCAACGATCTCATCATTCGGCTGCCGTTCGACAAGGCGCAACCGTTCCTGTTGGAGAACGCAAAAGCAGACATGTGGACCCAGGCGCCCCGTGACCGGGAGAGTGTGCTCGCTGAAATGCGCGAGTACATGCCGTTCGCCTGGGAGAAGGCCAACGACTGTCGCGGCCTGTCTGCTGGCCGCACGATGCACCACTACATGGCGTGGATCTGGCTCATCGGTGACGACATGGGCGACCTGACACGCTACGAGTTCTACGGCAAGGAAAACCTGCTGCGGATCTGCGAGAAGTACGGCTTCGAGTCGCACGACGACGGCGTACGCACCAATGGGTAGCATCCGAGTCATGGAAGTGCTCGCCGACGAGAAGAAGCTCACCGTCTCGTTCGTGCGCTACGGCAGCGACGACGCCACCATCCGGCGCTTCAATCGGCTGGTGCGCTCGGTGCAGAAGTCGATGAAGAAGTTTGGCAACGTCGATGTGAAGGTGAAGGACATCGACTGGCCGAAGTACGAGGACGATGGCCGTGTCGCACCGCTTGACCCTAAGTAACCTGCATGCGGCGTTTGCCTTGTTGGCAACGCTGAAAGACAGCCCTGTCTTGGCCCAGGACGAACGGGAGGTAGTGATTCGTGCGCGGCCTGAGTACCTGGAGCCGCCACCGCTGGTGTACTCGCCGCGCGACTATCACAACGACACGTGGCGTCGCGACTACAAACGCCACAACAAGCCGAGGCGCAAGTGACCACTACCTACTGGCTCATCCCGTGGCTCGGACGATGGCAATGGATGGTCGTCGAGCTCTCGCCCAATCACTTCGAGGCTGCCAATGACCCCTGACTTCGACGCGCTGCGAAAGGAGCGCAACGACAAGCGCAAGGCGTGGGAAGAGCAGATGCGCGCCGAAGGATTCGTCCCTCTCGGCAGCGGCTGCGCCTACAACCGCGATGACGCCTGCTACTGCGCATGCAGCAGCGGCGGACCGTGCGAGCACAACTGGAACGGCGAGTGGCAGACGTTCGCTGACGGACTCGGGTCGAGCGTGACGTGCTCACGCTGCGGCATGCTCGCTTACTCTCACAGCTTGAGGATCGACGAGTGAACTACAAACTGCAACTCACCGCTGCCGAAGCCGAGATCGTGCGCACGGCGCTGCTGCACTACAGCAACTTCGCGTATCAGAGGGCTGGCTACATCGCACAGAAGGGCGTAAAGCGTGCCGACGGGACATCGTACAGCGCTGCCGACGTGAGAGCCGCGCAGGACGCTGCAATGCAAGCCAACCTGATCCGCAGCAAGATCGTGCCGATGGACCTGGAGGACGTGAAGATCGTCCCGCCTGGCCTGCCGCCGCTGCCGCTGCCCCGCTTCCACGGAACCGGCCCCGAGCAAGGTAGCTTCTGCGCGTTCCAGATGATCGACTACGCCAGCGCCGCCGTCGCGCACCTGCAAGCGCAGCTCAAGCTGTCCGAGGAAAACTTCAGACACATGCACGCATGCGCGAAGAGCTGGATGGAGCGCAGCGACGCCAACCGTGAGCGAGCACAAGCAGCAGACTCGTACGAGAAGGCCATCGACAACTTGCGGCAGCGCCTGACGCACGCCGAGCAAGTCAAGGATAAGCTGCTCAACACGCTGGTCGGCATCCACATGCTGCTCGATCCACCGGTGCTGACCCTGGGCAGCGTGGCCTACCGCTTCAAGAATCCGATGGCGGCCGAAGTGCTGCACGAGCTGTCGAACCGCATCCGTGCGATCCCGGACGCCATCGCCGAGGCCAAGCAATGAGCGACCAGGCATTCCGGCTTTGCGCCACCCTGTTCCTGATCCTCACGGTGGGCTGCATCCTGCTCGGCCGGTTCACCGCTGTGCTCCGGCTGGAAGCGGCACAGCTGCGAGCCGCAGAAGCACACTGCGCCAACAACGACGGCATCGTCCGCATCTGGGCTCGCACCAACGGCACGGTCACTGTCGAGTGCAACAACGGCATGAAAACTGACGTGAAGGAACCGCAATGAACCGAGAGCAAGCCATCGCTGCCAAGCTATCCGTCGAGCAGTTCTCTGGCGTCGAGACGCCGCTGATCCTGGAGATCGTCAAGGCGACGGTTGCCATGCTCGCCGACGTGCCTCCGACAGCGGCACTGGAGCACGCCGCACGTGTCGTCTGCGAGGAAGCAGAAGAGGATTGGGACCGCCTCTCTGCTTTCGAGCGCGAGGTACTGATCGAGACGCAACGGAAGGCGCAGGCCCCGCTGGTCGCAGAGATCAAGCGGCTGGAGAGCATCATCGAAACCGATCGAGCCGCCGCACCGGACCTGATCTTCATGCGCATGCTTGGCGCTATCCTGCTCGGCCAAGGGCGCCGGATCGAAGTTCTGGCGAGCGACGTGCTGGAAGTCTCGGTGCCCCAGCGTAACGTGACGTACAACATCACCGTCGAAGAGCGGCAGCAGCAGCACATGTTCATCGTGCGCCTGGTGGAGACTCGGACATGAATAAGCCTGAAGGTTTTTACTCCACGTTCCGATTGGAATCCGAGGCGATCGACAACAGCACCGTCGCCACGGAAATCGGGAGGCAAGACCAAGGTGCCAGCAGCGCTGCCGCTGCGCTAAAGTGCGAGCGCGAATGCCACCTGTCGCAGCTGAAGGCGAACGAAGAGAGCGACCACGACGGCATCGTGGACATCTGGGAGCTTCGCCACGTCGCCAGCTACCGGATACACGTGCAGCAAAAGCTGGTCGTGGAGAAGCTGCCGTGAAGCGACTGCGCTGTTACATCGGCCTGCATCACTATGCGTGGGTGTGGTCATCCGCGATGAAAGTCAGCGGCGGGACCATGTGCATCTTTTGTGGCAAGTCGCCGGGCATCAATCACTACACGCCGGTCATCTTCGTGCAGGATCGCCAAGCGAGAAACAAGTCATGAGCATCCTCAAACGAGAGCGCGTGGAAGTCTGGGTGACGCGCAAAGGCAAGCCGTCCGGCACGCTGTTCGTCGGCGACCATCACGTGCCGCTGCAAGTCGGGCAGACGATCAACGCTGCACGACAGGACTACACCATCAAGCAGATCGACTGGAGCATCGACAACAGCCTCGACGTGATGAACTCGGTGCTGCGTCAGAACGTCTACGTGGAGCCCACCAAATGAAGCACGCACTCAAGATCAAGCTGCTCGTGGCGCTGGCGATCGCACCGACGGTCGACGCCGCCAACTACAAGGTGACGGTACTGAGCGCCGCCGATCACACGACGTACTTCTACTCGGGCTGCGAAGTCATCTTCGAGTCGAGCGTGCACCATGCGTTCGAGGCGGGCTGCGAGCAGCGCAAGATCGCCCCGCGTCCGTTCCAGGTCGACCCGAAGATCACGGACTACGCGCTCAAGATCAACGACCTGTTCTTCTACAACTGCGAGCTGGTCGGTAGCTGGAGCGGCGATCAGCGGGGCAACCGGATCTTCCACTGCGGAGCGATACTGCCATGAGACTCACCGAAGACATCCGCCACAACATCATCAACGCGGTGCTCGATCACCGCTTCAAGGCCGATGAAGAGACAGCCGAGGCGGCGATCCAGCGCACGTCGATGCTGCTGTATAACCGGCTGTTCCCAACCGTGGATTACTCTCGTGTTCCCGATGCGTTCCTGCGATTCGACAACGAAATGGAGGTCTACTGGAAACAGCAGACCTACCAGGACAAGCTGGAGCTAAGGCTGACGGACATGATGCTCGTACCACACAATGGTGTGTTCTCGGTGTGCGTCTCCGGCATCCCCGAAGGCGTGGCGCTGCGCAGGGCGCATGATGCACGTGACAAGATCGAGAAGGAGCGCAACGCACTGAGGTTCAAGCTGCGCCAGATCCTGAAGCCAATGCACACGACAGCGCAGCTGAAGAAGAGCTGGCCTGACATCGCCGCGTTCGTGCCGAGCGAACCACCCCCGGTGAAGCAGAAGGCGCTGACCGTGGTGCCGAAGCAGCTGAGCAAAGAACTGCGGTTGCCGCCGTCATGAGAATGCACCGCGTCGAGAGCACCAGCATCCGGTCGGTCGGCTACACCGCGCGATCGCAGACGCTCGGCATCCGCTTCGAGGATGGCTCGCTGTATCACTACAGCGCGGTGCCTCGAAAGGTGTTCGACCGGTTGCTCCAGGCCCCGTCGAAGGGTAAGTTCGTTTCGCAAAACGTGGTCGACAAGTTCAAGTTCAAGGAGATCACATGAGCTGGCGACTGCTGGAACCTGGCGAGACGATCCTCCCTGGCGACGAGTGGTGGAGCATCGAGCATCACAACTGGCGCCCGATCTCCTGGTGCGACAAGGCGAAGCTGGGCGAGGGCGACAACCCGCATCGCCGTCGTATGCCGGAGCAGGTGACAGTCACCCTCGATAATCTCGACCTGACCGACGACCAGATGAAGGCCATGCTCGTCTGCTCCCCGCCTCTTCAATCCGGACGCGATGCGCTATGGGAAGCGTTCGGCTTGGGCCGTGCCTCCTGGCTGACGATGCCCCGCGTGTTCATGCACGCCATGCCAGACGCCTGGCAGACCCGCATGGCCGCACTGATACGCGAGTGGGATGCCGAGTGGAGCTACGACCGGGAGAGCCCGCTGCGCGGCCTGGGCATCCCGATCGTGCTGCAACGCAACGGTGGCAAGTTCACCCGCTGGCCGGAGTACGTGCTCAACTACCGCCATCCCGATCGCCATACCATCGAGCGGTGCCGACGGTGATCGAGCCTGACCGCCTCGACGCGATCGAGAAGCAGAACTTCGCGTTTGGCATGACCATCGCGGAGAAGAACGAGCTGGTGCGTGCGTACCGGCAACTGCACTTTACTCCCAAGGAGACCGAAGCATGCCCGCCCCCCGACCAGCTGTGATCGACTTCAGCCTGTGCTTCAAGCCGCTGCCGTCACTCGTGTTCGACGCCGATGGCGTTGCTCACTTCACCTACGGCGCCGCCGTGCCCGATGCTCCGGCCGAGAGCGACAGCAACGTGGCAGCCAACACGCGCTTCGTGAAAGCGGCGCGTCTGCCGGCGATCCTGCCCGCCGTGTTCGATGCTCCTGTTGCAACGGACCAGCGCTGGCTCGTCGTGCCGTTCGCCGGTACGGTAACGGAAGTCACCATGCTGGCCGATGCCGTTGGCACCGTGGCCTTCAGCGTGTTCAAGGCGGCGTTCGCCGACTACCCGACAGGCACGCTCGCCGAAACCTTCCTGCTCGATGACTCGAACAAGAACCAGGTCACTTCAGCCATTGAAGTGGCCGCTGGCGACATCCTCATCGTCGAGCTCGACTCGGCAACGGCGCTCGATCAGTTCGCCGCCTACCTCAAGGTGCAACCGTGATCGGCTTCCTCGTGTTGCTGTGCGGCTTCGGTAGCACCTACCAGCCGGCGTCGCAGGCCACGGTCGCGGCGCTCTACGGCAGCGAGATCCGACCGTACTGGTCGTACCAGTCGGCCAACCGCTTCACGCCGGCCTTCGACGTGCGCGACTGGCAGATCATCCAGGCGCAGACACAAGGCGAGTGGGTCAAGGCGGTGAACGATTGCGTGGCGGCGCACAACCCGCCGCTGGCCTCTGGCTACATCATCCAGGGCAGCCAGAACCTGCTCGACTACAGCGTGGCGCTGCCCGACATGCCGCTGCTCATCCAGGGCCAGCCGGTGCGCCTGCCGGTGGCGGTGATGCGCTCGACCGACATCATCAACCCGGCGTCGATCGCGCACGAAATGGGGCACATGCTCTGGCTCGGGCACACCAACAACAACGACGGCGACACCGACACCTACGACAACCCGTGGGATCTGATGTCTGGCGCGTTCACCTACGCAGTGCAGTACGGCCGCACGTGGACGTGGAAGCCCAAGAGCCTGGCCGCCGTGCATCGGCATCAGCTCGGCTGGATCGATCACGTCACTACGCTGACGGAAGGCACGCATCGCGTCGGGCTCATGCCGGTCGGCGTGTACGGCACGCAGCTGATCCAGGCCGGCGAGTACAGCCTCGAAGCCAAGCGCCGGTACGGCGGCGACGCTGCGCTGCCGGACGAGGGCGTCGTCGTCTACAAGGGCGTGCTGTTGCAGGACATCACCGACTACTCCAGCGGCTCGGACTCGGTGCTGACCCCCGGCGAGACCGGCGTGTACGGGAACGTCACCATCACCGTGCACAGCCTGTACGACCTCACGGTGACTGTCTCCAACAACCTGTTCAACAGCGGCTTCGAGGAATCCCAATGAGCATTGCACAGACCATCGCTTCCAACCTGCCGGCGATCCTGCAAGCCGCAGCCCCCATCGTCGCTTCGCTTGGCGCCGTGGCAATCGCGTGGATTGCCCGGCGTGATGCGAAGAAGGCGACTGCCGACGTGGCGCAGACCAAGGCCGCCACCAACCGGCTGATCGACGTGAGCCATGCGCTCTACAACAAGACGTACAACGTCCGTCCGTTGAGCAAGGCGAGCGAACCGGTCAAGCCCTTCCCCACCATCCCGGAGAAACTGCAATGAGCAAGCGCCACATCGCCTACAAGTCCCCGTACTGGGCCATCGTCTGCCCGAAGACCAAGCGCCCGCTGCGGAACATGCACGACGACCTGATGATCTATCCCACACGCAAGGAGGCGATGGAAGTGCTGAAGGGCTACCCGAGCGTCGCACTGCTGGCTCGTCTCTCGATCACCGGAGAGCTGGTGTGAGTCGAAAGCCCTGGCTGGTAGCGTCGGACGAGGCGGTGCGCGATCGCGTGCGCCGCCTCCCGTCCAATCCGATCACGCGCGAGGCCAAGCGCCTCGTGCGTGAGGACAACGACACGCTCGGGGCGATGAAGTGGCTGCACGAGCGCAACCTGGTCACGGCCGAGCACGTGGCAGCGCACGAGCGCTGGCTCCAGCAGCAGAGCGGAGAGGATCTGGCCTGATGAACGCCACTACCGGTAGGCGGTACAAGGTGCAGCGCGTGCTGCACAAGCCCTTGACACCGTACGAGCGCGTCATGGCGAAGACCCAGCGCGAGGGCGACTGCTTGCTCTTCACCGGAGCAGGCAGTGGCTGCCGCTCGCCGGAGGGCGAGGATCACGGTAAGGTGCGCGTCCGGGAGAACGGTCGCAGCAAGACCCGGTTCGCGCACCGTATCGTGTACATCCACCATCATGGCGAGCCGCCCGAGGGGCTGGTCGTTCGACACCGGTGCCACCGCCGCCGGTGCGTGAACATCGAGCACCTGGTTCTCGGCACCGAGAGCGAGAACATGCAGGACATGATGGAAGCTGGCCGCGGCAAGGGCCAGTTCGGTTCAGCCTCAGATGATGACTGCCCCTTCTAGTTGCACTGCATAACCCCTGCTTGACACGTGTGTGCCTACTAGGCACACTGACTTCCCCTCTCTACCCGGACTTGACCATGCTCGAAGACGCCATCGGACGTGCCGAGAAGGCACTGGATCACATCGACAAGCAGCGACGCGGCGGTGAGTCGCCCTCCCAGGGCCGCAATCCGCAAGGCTCATCCTCGCTGGTGTCGCTCTCCTACTCCGACCTCAAGTTCCTGGTCGACGCAGCAAAGGGGGCGCCATGTACTCCGTAGTCGACTTCAGCGCCGTACCGCAGAAGACCGACCGCGCCGAAGCGGTCGACCTCAAACGAGAGCTGGTGCTCGCCAACCCTGACGCCGACTGGCAACTGGTCAGCACCATCCCTGATGTCGAGCCGGACAACAATGCGCTCGAAAGGCTCTACGCTCTTTGCCACCAGCTGCTGACCGTGAGCAAGATCAATCCGGTCAAGCTGGAAATGAAGCTGACCAACATGCTCGGCGAAGAGACGACGTACACCGCCGCCCGCATCATGATCGATGCACGGGCCAAGCTCGATGAATAAGTTTTTCGCCGCCGTGCTCATTGCCGTGGCGGTCATCGCGGCCGCCATCAAATCACTCTTCGAGGACTGATCTCGTGGCTCGTATTTTCGAGAATGACATACCTGCTGTTATCGCCTCCCTGCAAATGCTCTTGGCCGCGAACAACACGCCGGTCATCAGCGGGCTGAGCGAGGATGAAGTAGCACTGCTGCGCGAACACCGTCGCAAGATCCAGATCGACGAGCTGTTCAAGAAAGGCATCGAGATCGCGCCCCCGCGGAAGATCGAGCCGTCGCCGCTAGGCATCGTAGAGCAGCCGTCGGCGTGCTCACCGTGAGCAGCATGACCCGCAAGCACGTGTTCCTGCCGGCGACGCTCGTGCGCAAGCTGCAAGTCGAGGCGCGCAAGAAAGGCATCGGCCTGTCGGAGCTGATCCGAAAGATCCTGCTGTCCTACTTCGACTAGCGCGCAGCCATGCCTTACGGCGCAACCCTGGCGGAGTGGGAGGCTTTCGCGTCTCTCGACTTGCCCAACCTGCTGCCATACGTGGCAGATCCGGATGTGCCTACGCATCCGAGCAGCAAGGTCAAGGCCGGGCAGAAGATCCCTGGCTTCGTTTACGAAGGCGCGCGCGGCTACGGCGTGATGGGCTTCCGTGCCTGGAACGACCCGGCCAAGATCACGCGCTCAGTCGACGACTGGAAGAAGGATTCACGTCTGGGCATCTGCTTGCGCATGATGACCATCAAGGCGTTCGACATCGATGTGCCGAACCTCGAAGCGGCGATGGAGATCGAGGCGTACATCCGCGAGTTCTTCGGCGTCGATGGCATGATGTTGCCGGTGCGCACCAGGCAAGGCACCGGCAAGCGCGCGATGATCTACCGTCTGCGCGAGCCCGAGGCGATCAGCCTGCATCGAGTGCACATCGATCGCAACCTGGGCATGGTCGAGTTCCTGGGCGACAAGCAACACCTGTGCGTCGCTGGCGGCCACCCGGAAGGCGGCCGGTACGAGTGGGACGATGGCCTGCCGACCAAGCTATCGCAGATCCCCGAGCTCGATCTGGATCAGGTGCTGGAGCTGGCGCGACAACTCGCCGACGACTTCGCACCGAAGGGTTGGCACCGCGAGTGGCGGCACAAGACCGAGTACACGCCGCGCTCGTACAAGGCCGATGCGTTCGACGATGACCCGGCCGTCAAGCACATCATCGACACCGAATGGTTCATCGACTTCAGCGTCAACGGCGGCATCTACGTGCGCTGCCCGTGGACGCACTACCACTCCCGCGACTCGGGGCCGACGGAAGCAGAGTTCTTCCCCGCTGGCAGCAACGGCCTGGAGAATCCTGGCTTCAAGTGCCTGCACGGGCACAGCCTGTGCCCCACCGGTCCCTTCAGCCCCACCGGTACGGAATTCCTCAACGCGATCGGCTTCACTGCGATCGAAGTCACCAAAGAATTCGAGATCGTCGAGGCGCCCAAAGACAACCCAGCGGCGACACGACCGAAGTTCAGTTACAAGGGCAAGACGAATCGCATCGAGGCCGTGCTGCCCAACGTGGTCAGCATGCTGCACTGGACCGAAGGCACGCACTACACCGTGCGGTACGACAGCTTCAAAGACACGATCCTATACCGCAACGGCAGCGGCGGCTGGAAGCCGATCATCGACGAGACCTACACCGAGATCCAGCTGCGCTTCATGGCGCTCGGCATTGAAAGCACCCTGTCGGAAGATCTCGTCAAGAAGGGCCTGCGCTTCGTCGCCAAGGATCTTCAGATGGACTCGGCCAAGGAGTGGCTGAACTCGCTGCAATGGGACGGCGTGCCGCGCATCGAGAATTTCCACCGGCGCGTGCTGAAGCTGCCGAACGATCCTTACTACGTTGCCGTGTGCCGCTATATGTGGACCGCCCTCGCCGGCCGAGTGCTGGAGCCAGGCTGCAAGGCGGACATGGTACCGATCCTCACCGGGGCGCAGGGCCTGCGCAAGTCATCGCTGGTAGAGGCGCTTGCGCCGAGCCGCGACGAGTACACCGTCGTCAGCCTGAATGATCGGGAAGAGAACCTGGCACGCCAGCTGCGCGGCCGCATGGTGCTGGAGTGGGACGAGCTGCGCGGCCTGATGACGCGCGACGCCGAGAGCATCAAGGGTTGGGTGTCGCGTCGCAAGGATGACTGGATTCCGAAGTTCAAGGAGTTCGCCACGTCGCTGGAGCGCCGCTTCCTGCTCATCGGCACCGCCAACCCGCAGCGCTTCCTCAACGATCCGACCGGACACCGGCGCTGGCTGCCGATGTTCATCACCGAAGTGATCGATGTCGACTACGTGACCGACAACCGCGAGCAGCTGTGGGCCGAGGCTGCCGTGATGTACCACCGCCACCTGGCCGCCACCAACGGCCGCAGCGGCGTGATGTACGAGGAAGCCGAGCAGCTGGCGAAAGCCGCGCAGCGCCGGGCCACCGTGCGCGATCCGTGGGTCGATGCGCTCCAGCAGTGGGCCGATGCCGAAGACCGCAACGCCGGTACGTCGTCGCTCGACATCCTGCATCAAGCGTGCAGCATCGGCACGTCGCAAATCACCTACGGCACGCAGGATCGGTTGATCCGCGCGCTCACCTACCTGGGCTGGGATCAGAACGAAGCCGGCCTTTGGTTCCCCCCGCTCGCATAAGGAGAAGTAACGTGGACAACCAGCATCGTGAAATCAAGGGCTACCGTGAGCTGTCGCAGGAGGAAATCGACCTGATGAACTCGATCAAGACGGTCGGCCCCTCGCTGGAAGCGCTGGTCGCCAGCCTGCGCAGCAACCCCAGCCTCGACCAGCGCTGGGTCAGCATCGGCGCCACCGATTTGCAGACGGGCCTCATGGCGTTGACTCGCGCCGTGGCGAAGCCGACGTTCTTCTGAGTCGCTTGACAACGTGTGCCTGACAGGCACACACTACAATTACCAACCAGAAAGGAGATCCACCATGCTGTTCGAGCGTCTTGTTACCGCCCTCGAAGCCATCGCGAAAGCGCTGGCCGAAGGCAAGTCCATCCCCGGCGTGATCCCCGGTGCGGCCGCCGCTGCTCCGGCTCCCGCCGCTGCGGCCCCGGCCGACGCGAAGCCGACCACGCGCGGCAGCGGCGGCAAGAAGCAGGAGACGGCTGCTCCGGCTGCTGCTACCACGGCGGCTCCTGCTGCCCCGGCCGCTGCCACCCCGCCTCCGGCTGTCAACACGATCCCGTACGACCGGCTGAAGAAGGCGGTGATCGATCTGGCGCAGGTGCCCAACGGCGGCCGCGCCGCTGCCGTCGCGCTGCTCGACAGCTACGGCGTGAAGAAGGCCGACGCTGCGCCGCCCGAGAAGTGGCCGGAAATGTTCGAGAAGGCCGTCGCGGAAATGACGCGCCTGACGAGCGACACCGGTGGCGATTTCGCGTAACCGGCATCACCTGCCTGGCCCCGCAAGGGGCCAGGCTCAACCGAGGGGCTTGGCGATGGACGACCACAAATTCAATCTGCTATTTGAAATGGAACAGACGCGCGACGATGCACTGAAAGCCGAACGCGCCGAGCTGCGCGAGTTCCGCCGTGCAATGCTGCACTGGCAAGAGATGATGTTTTCTCTCGCAGCGATCCAGTGCCTGGCTCTGCTCGGCCTGCTCGTTGCCTACATCGTGAAGGGCTGAAGCCATGAAGCATTCCATCTTCTCCGCATCCGGTGCGTCGCGCTGGTCCGCATGCCCTGGCTCGCTTGCGCTGAGCCGCGGTGCGCCGCGCACGAGCAACCCGGCCGCGCGCGAGGGTACCGCCGGTCACACCCTGGCCGAGCACTGCCTGGCCGTGGACGCGCCGCTCCCTGAGCCCGTGGATCACGAGGGCGAGATCATCGAAGTGGAAGGCTTCGAGATCGAAGTCACCGAAGACCTGGCGCTGGCCGTGCAGTCCTACGTGGACTACGTGCGCGGCTTCAGCGGCCTGCGCTGGACCGAGACGACCAGCAACTACGCCAACCTGCTCGGTGTCGACACCGAGGAAGGCTTCGGCACGAACGACTGCATCATCCTCGACGGCACGATCCTGCACGTCATCGACCTGAAGCTCGGTCGCGGGTTCGTCGATCCTGTCAAGAACAAGCAGTGCATCCTCTACGCCGCCGGTGCGGTCGACGCGATCGAGGCGGTCGGCGAAGAGATCACCGAGATCCACATCCATATCTTCCAGCCGCGCGTGAGTGAGAAGCCGATCCCGTACGTGCTGACGCGCGACGAGCTGCGCGAGCAAGTAGAGCTGCTGCGCGCCGCTGCACAGCGCGCGCAGGAGGCGATGCTCACGTTCGCGCCTGAATCCATCCGCGATTGGAAGTGGGTCAAGGAATACCTGCACGCTGGCGAGACGCAGTGCAAGTATTGCCCGGCCGCTGCGTTCTGCCCGCAGCTGCGCGGCTACGCCGAAGACCTGACAGGTGACGACATCGATTACATCGGCGGCGCCGGCCCTGGCTTCCTGTCCGAAGCGTTGAGCCGCGTGCCGCTGGTCGAGCGCTGGATCGAGGCGGTGCAGGAAGCGGCCATGTCGCGGCTCTCCGCCGGCAAGCCGGTCGACGGCTACAAGCTGGTGCTCGGCCGCGAGGGCAACCGCAAGTGGACCGATGCCGAGAAGGCGGAAGCCGCGTTTGCCGACTTGGATGTTGCACTCACCCATGCACCGGCGAAGCTGCTGAGCCCGGCGCAGATCGAGAAGGCGCTGAAGAAGGCCAAGATCAAGCGCGACCTCGATCCGCTCATCACCCGCAACCCCGCCAAGCCGACGATGACGGTCGAGACCGACCCGCGTCCGGCCTGGAGTCCGAACGAAGCGATCGCCGAAGAGTTCGGTATCGTTGAGTGACCCTCTGCGCCGTGGGGATCACGGCGCCCGTACTGCCCGGATGGCAGATCAACAGGAAAAGTGAAATGACCACCAGTGCAACCAAAGTGATGCTGAAGAACGTGCGCCTGGCTTTCCCGGTGCTCGAAACCCCCGAAGCGTTCCAGGGCCAGGGCAAGCCGCGTTACTCGGCGACGCTGCTGTTCGATCCGGGTAGCGAGAACCACAAGGCCATCGAGGCAGCGATGCTCGCCGCAGCCGGTGCGAAGTGGGGCGTGAACAAGGCGGCCGCTGCTGTCGCCGGTCTCACCAAGAACGGCAAGGTCGCCCTCGGCGACGGCAACGAGAAGGACAAGTACGAAGGCTTCGAGGGCAAGCTGTATATCGGCGCGCACTCGAAGGAGAACGCCCCGCCGACGCTGCTCGACGGCCAGCGCAAGACGTTGCCGCGCAACACCGGCATGATCTACGCCGGCTGCTACGTCAACGCCAGCGTCGAGATCTGGGCACAGGACAACCAGTACGGCAAGCGTCTCAACGCGAGCCTGCGGGGCCTCCAGTTCGTCAAGGATGGCGATGCGTTTTCGGGCGGCCGTCCGGCCGACGCCGACGAGTTCGAGCCGGTGGAAGGTGCTACCGCCACCGACGAAGACTTCGACAGCGCTGAGAAGGCGGTCGACGAAGAGTTCGCGTAAGAACAGCTGGGCGGCTCGCCGTCCCCCGAGTGGCTGCAACTTGACAGCCTACCTCCCGCCAGTCTTCTCTCAGGTTGCCCGCGCTTCGAGAGCCTGAGTTAGTGATCCAAAGCATGGGCGAGCCTTAAACGTCCAACATGCGATGGCTGGAACGAGCGTGTGGCCCCGACGACACCGGGGCACTCTTCTCTGGAGCGCCGCGTGACTGTATTCGCCGACTCGGAAACCTTCAGCTGGGTGCCGCTTTCAAAGGGCCTGCTGAACTACGCCGATCAGTCCGAGATCCTGATCTTCACGTACGCGTTCGACGATGGCCCAGTGCAGCTGTGGCAGCCGGACATCGAGCCAATGCCAGAGGACTTGCGCGCAGCCATTGAGCGCGGCGAGCGCTTTGTCTTCCACAACTCGCAATTCGACCGCACGCTGTTGCGTGCCAACGGTGTTTGGATTCCGGTCGAGTGCATCCACGACACGATGATCCAGGCGTTCGCGCATGGCCTGCCCGGTCAGCTCGAAGAGCTGTGCCGCGTGTTCGGGCTGACTGACGAAGCCAAGAGCAAGGCCGGCAAGCAGCTGATCCATCTGTTCTGCAAGCCGAACAAGAAAGGCCAGCGCAACACGCGCGACACGCATCCGAAGCAGTGGGACGAGTTCTGCGTCTATGCGAAGCAGGACGTGGTTGCAATGCGCGCTCTCTACAGGCTGCTGCCGCGCTGGAACTATCCTGATGGCAGCGACTACCAGGTGTGGCTGCTCGACCAGCGCATCAACGACCGTGGCGTGGCGATGGATCTGGAGCTGGCGCGCGCGGCGATCGCTGCTGCGGCCGACACCAAGGAAGCGCTGGACGCCGATGTCGTCGAGGCTACCGACGGCGACGTGCAAGCGGCGACGCAGCGCGATCTTCTGCTCAAGCACATCGCCGAAGCCTACGGCGTCACCCTGCCGGACATGCGCGCCGACACGCTGCAACGCCGGATCGAGGACGAGTCGCTGCCGCTGGAGCTGCGCCAGCTGCTCGCGCTGCGCGTGCAGTCGAGCCGCAACACCGCATCGAAGTACACCGCGATCCTCGAAATGACGGCCAGCGACGGCCGGCTCCATCACTCGCTGCAATTCTGCGGCGCGCCGACCACCGGCCGGTGGAGCGGGCGCAAGCCGCAGTTCCAGAACTTGATGCGCCCGACGATGGCGCCCAACGACATCGACGAGGCGATCGGCCACATCAAGTCCGGCCACGTGACGATGCTGTACCGGGACGTGGCGCAGGTGCTCGGCAATGCCGTGCGCGGTACGATCATCGCGCCGCCAGGCCGCAAGCTGATCGCCGCGGATCTATCGTCGATCGAGGGCCGCATGCTGGCGTGGCTCGCGCGCGAGCAGTTCATCCTCGACTTCTACCGCGACGTGGACATGGGCCTGGTGGCGTACGACAGCTACATGCTGGCCTACGCCATGTGCTTCGGCGTCGACCCGGCGTCGGTCATCCGTAAGCAGCGCCAGATCGGCAAGCCAATCGAGCTCGCGTTCGGCTACGGCGGCGGCGTTGCGGCGTTCTTGAACTTCGCGATGGTCTACCACTTGGACTTGCAGGAAGTCGCCGAGGCGGTGTGGGCCACCGGCGACAAGAAGTTCCTGGTGCAGCTGCGCGACGAGAAGTACGAGTGGGCCAAGAGCAAGCGCTACCACGCCGGCCTCGACCGGTTCCAGTACAGCGCGTTCGAGTACACCAAGCTGAAGTGGCGCGATGCGCGGCCGCTGACGGTGAAGTTCTGGGCCGATCTCGCCACGGCTTTCGGCAACGCCGTGCGCACCGAGAAGAAGATCTACTCTGCCGGTCCGATCCAGTTCCTCCGCACCGGCCAGTGGCTGCGCATGCGCCTGCCGTCCGGTCGGCAGCTGTGCTTCCTCCAGCCGCGCAACGATGCCAAGGGCCTGAGCTATGCCGGCGTCAACAAGTACACGCGCAAGTGGGGCCGCGTCTCGACGCACGGCGGGAAGCTGGCCGGCATCGCCACCCAGGCCGCGGCAAGCGACGTGCTGCGCGCGGCGCTGCCCCGCCTGGAAGCCGAGCAGTACGAGACGGTGATGAGCATCCACGACGAGGGGATCTGCGAGGTACCGGACAGCCCGCTGTTCACCGCCGAGCGGATGAGCGAGCTGCTGACGATGGAGCTGCCGTGGGCACCGGGGCTGCCGTTGGCGGCCGATGGTTTCGAGACGTACCGCTACAGGAAAGGAGAGTGACGATGAACAACTGGGTCAAATTTGCTATCAACGCCGCTGAGATCCCGGAGCAGTTCACGAACATCGACATGGCAAAGTCTGATGTCCACAAAATTGAAGACCAGATTTTGGTCTACGTGTCGGAGTGCGACGCGCCTCCCACCACGGACGTTCCAGCGTGCATCAGCTTCACCCAGGCGCTGCTCGACAAAATGCCTGGGAAGCCTTGCGTCCATCTAGCTTTTAGCTTTGCGTTGATGGTCGTCGGCTGCTTGCAGGGAATCGATCTGGTACGAATGGAGCAAGCGAAAGCGAAGAAACACTGATGGGCCGCGCTGAAGCTACCGTCGAAGACTATCTGCGCGGGCGCGTCAAAGCGCTCGGCGGCGAAGTGCGGAAGGTTCTCTATCAAGGCCGGCGTGGCGCGCTCGATGCCTGGTGCTTCCTGCCAGGCGGCCGGCTCATCATCGTGGAGTGCAAGCGCCCCAGCCGCAACAAGCTCGATCCGTTGCAAGAGGACGAGCTGGCGTGGCTGCTGCGCATGGGGTTCAAGGCAACATGGGTCAACTCGAAGGAGCAAGTCGATGAAATTCTGCGTAGCGTTTGATAAGGCGACACTGGAGGCAGCGATAGGCGTCGTGCCGGACGGTATCGAGTTCGGCAAGACCGGTTTCTACATCGTCGAGATCAACGACGCTCACGTGGCTGTGTTCGTGGTTTCGCCCGAGACGCTGTTCGAGATCGACCTGGTGCATTTCACCCTGCACTCGTTGCAGATAATCCACCAGCAGCTCGGCGTCTTGCTCACGCCACCGGTCCTGTTGCACCTGATGCAGCAGATCGGCCAGGGTTCCGTCATGGCATCGAAGGCGGCGCACTGATGACCGTCATCGCGTGGGACGGCAGCCCGCGGCTGGTCGCGGACAAGCAGATGACGATCGCGGACAGCCGCTTCCCTACGGTGAAGCTGCATCGCGGTCCTCGCGGTGAAGTGTACGGCTTCACCGGCGATCCGTTTCTGTGCATGGCGCGCATGGAGTGGCTGAAGAACGGCGGCGAGCCGAGCGAGTATCCGAAAGCCGAGGGGGACGCCTTTGCTCGGTTGCTCGTGCTCGATGCCAGCGGCCTGTCGTACTTTGAGAGCAGCCCTTATCGGATACAGGTCTACTCTCCTTTCATGGCATTCGGTTCCGGCATGGACTTTGCGATTGCCGCGATGGCAATGGGCGCAGACGCAGTGCGCGCGGTCGAGATCGCATGCCAGTTCGACACCGGCTGCGGCATGGGCATCGACGTGATGGAGTTCGAGAGTGCTCTTTGACCCACGCCTGCCGCAGAAGCTGATGATCGCTCACGGGCTCTCGCGCCCGCGAGTGAACATCCACGCGTCGCCTGGCCTGGGCAAGACGGTCTCTGCGTACACCGTGCTCGACACGCTCTCGCTCGTGGCCGACCCGTACCCGGCGCTGGTCATTGGCCCGAAGCGCGTGGCGAACAGCGTGTGGACGCGAGAGGCGATGAAGTGGGATCACCTGCATCACCTGACGATCGACAAGGCGATCGGCACCGAGGTCGAGCGCCGTGCTGCGCTGCGCAACCTGGCCGATGTCACCACAATCCACTACGGACTGCTGAGCTGGTTGATCGAGCAGTACAAGGGCAAGCCCTGGCCGTTCCGCACCGTGATCCCTGACGAAGCGACGCGCCTGAAGCATGCGCGCCCGTGCTGGCGGCGGAACAAGGGCGGCAAGCCGTTCCTCCAGATCTCCGGTGGATCGTCGAACGCCGGTGCACTCGCGCGGCGCGCCGACCAGACGGCGTTCTGGATCAACATGACCGGCACGCCTGCGCCGAACGGGCTGAAGGATCTCTGGGCGCCGCAGTGGTTCATCGACTTCGGCGAGACGCTGGGCAACTCGTACACCGCATTCACCAACCGCTGGTTCTACCAGCGCCGGGGCACGGACAAAGAGCAAGCCATCTTCGAGCCGCATGCGCATGCGCACGACGAGATCACGCGCCGCATCAAGCCGACCACGATCAGCCTCAACGCGTACGACTACTTCGACATTGCCCGGCCGCGCGAGGTCGACATCGAGATCGAGCTGCCAGAGGATGTGATGAAGCAGTACCGCAAGCTGCATCGCGAAGCAGTGTTAAAATTGTCAGAAGAGAAGACGATCACGGCGGTCAACGCCGGTGTCGTCACCGGCAAGTGCTTGCAGTTCGCCAGCGGCCACGTGTTCGACAGCGACCAGGTTGCGCACTTCATCCACGACGAGAAGCTGCAAGCACTGGAGTCGCTGATCGAGAACTTGAACGGCGCGCCGTTGCTGGTGGCCTACAACTTCACCCCTGATCGCGACGCGATCCTGCGGCGCTTCAAGTTCGCCGAGCTGCTGCCGTCGGATCACCGGCAGCAGGCCGTCGAGGATCGCTGGAACCGCGGCGAGATCCCGCTGCTACTCGTGCATCCGGCGTCTGCCGGTCACGGGCTCAACCTGCAATACGGCGGCTGCGACCTGTGCGTCTACAGCGGCATGTGGGATCTGGAGCTGTATGAGCAGATCATCGAACGCATCGGCCCGGTGCGCCAGATGCAGGCCGGGCTGAAGCGCCTGGTCAACGTGTACCGGCTGATCGCGACGCACACCTTCGACAAGGTGACGTTCGACCGGCTGCGGAGCAAGAGCGATGTTCAGCAGGCAGTGATGGAGGCTACGCGAGCATGAGCCGCACTTACGACATCGCATGCGATCAATGCAAAGTCGCACTATGGATAGGCCAGGCCGGCTCAGGCAACGAGCGCGGTTATATCTACACTGACGCTGAGCGTCTTCGCGCACTCAATCAGTTTCTATGGGATCACGTTGAGCATCCGTTGGTGTTCAAGGTGGACTGGCTGAACGAATACAAAGAGGCGCCCCGTGCGTAGACTCCGTTCCAATCACCCAGCGCAGCGCACCGAGATCGCGCGCCAGTACCGCGTCAACGAGTTCTACGACGTGGTTGCACCGAACGGTCTCATCATCGGCGCCGTGAAGTACGGTTTCTTCAACGGCACGCACTGGTGCTTCTCGATCCGGCTCGCCAACGGTTCCGATTGCCACGGCATCGCGCCGACCGAGTACGGCGACTTCGACATGCAGTACGCACCGGCGCCCTGGCAAGCGCCGGTTGTGCAGCGGCCCCAGGCCGCACCCGAGCCCAAGGTCACGCACCGCCGTGACGCTGAAGCGTTGTTGTGCCTACCGAAAGGAGAAAAGACATGAACCAGAGTCCGATCTACACCGCCATCCAGCAGCTGATCTCGCAGGGTCGCCTGACAGGCGTCACCGCGGCGCTCAAGCTGGACGGCGCATCCTTCGTGATCGAGGGGGACGATACCGTCGACCCCGAAGCAGGGAAGTGGCGCGCCGACGGCACGTCCGAAGAAGTCTCGCCGTGGGGCGGCCGCCAGCTCAAGGCGGTCGAGGATCTGCGCAAGACGCTCCCGCCCGAGCGCGCCGCGGCGATGCCGCAGTGGTTCGTGCGCCCCGACGACACCAGTCTCGATCCGAAGCAGAACTTCACCGCCAGCCAGAACAACACCGAGCGGCTGATGATGCGCATGCTCGTGGGCTGGCCGCTGCGCAGCATCGCGACGATGTACGAGTACACGCCCTACTTCTTGAAGAAGGGCACCAAGGAACCGGAGTGGAGCTTCACGCCGGCTCGCGGCACGTTCGACCACAATCCGGGTGGCAGCAACCCGAAGGCCGGCATTCCGAACCACCGTCTCGTGGTCGGCGAGTGGACGAACGATCAGATCGCCGAGTGGGCGCGCACGTTCGACACGCAGAGCATCTACACCGACGGCTACTACAACTGAGCCGAAAGACCGAGGGGGCGCAATGCCCCCTCGGTTACTTCTTTCTCTTGCGCCGCTCCATCGACAAGGCGATCGCGATCGCCTGCTTCTGCGGCTTGCCTTCCTTCATCAGCTTCCGGATCTTCTTGCCGACCGCTTTGCTTTTCATTGGCGAGCTACCTGATCGCGAAGTGCCCCAGCAGCAGGGCGAGGATGACGAGGATCTGCGACACGCTCATCAGCAGCTGCCAGCGCGAGCTGCCAGCGGCCGCCATGATGGCGAGGACGAGAGCGACGATGAGCAGCAAGAGGGTGATGGTAATCACGGCGTACTCCTTTGGTCACGCGGCCGCCAGGCCGAGGGGATCTCGGTGCGCACCGCTGGTTTGCCAGTCAGCACGCGGTACTTGTACAGAGCCAGGTACTGCTGCTGCCGGCGTGCTTCTTCGAGCTGTGCGTACGCCTGCGCTGCGGCGGCGTCGCTCAGCGTGCCTTTGTTCTTTTTTCGCGTGATCGAGGCTTTGTCAGAGCGCAAGTCCTGATCGATTGCATCCCACCGCTCACGCCAAGCGACGAGCGCACCGTCGAACTCTTCTCCGGCATCTTTCGCCTTGAGCTGATCGTCGGTCGTGTCGATGGCCTTCTTGAATTGGAAGTAGCGAGCATACTCAGAAGGCTCTGCATAGAAGCGATCAGTGAACGCGTCCCCAAATTCCTTCCCCTTGTGCGGCTTCTCGACCATGCCGGTCAGCACGAGATTGAAGATGCCGGTCGGATAGCCGCGCACCAACGTGCGCACTTCCTCCGGTGCGAAGTCGGGGCCGCCAGCCTGGCGGATAAACTGCGCGACTTCCTTGTAGAAGGGCGGCGAGAACTTGCCGAACTGCTCCGACCGGTAGCGCGTCGTGTCTTCCCACTTGTCCTCGACGACCTTGCTGCCCCACGGCGCCGTGTTGAATCCGACAGCGAACATCGGCTTGGCCCACGACGGCGCGAACAGCGTGAAGAGCGCCTGCACCGGCTTCTCGGTCCAGTCGATGTCGCTGTCTTCGAGCGGCGAGAAGATCGGCACCACGCTGCCAGACGCCACGCGACCGGCTGCTTCGCCGACCGTCTGCTCGTCGGTGGCGATGCCGACCGATGCGCGCGCGACGCCGTTCGCCAGGCGCGTCAGGCCGTACGCGAGCGGGATCTTCAGGATGCCGTCGCCGATCGGGATCAGCATGTAGTTGTTCTGGAGGAACGGTGATTCTTGGTCGAGCTTGTTGCCGCCCTCGTCGTCATCGGCCAGCGAGCGGAAGAACGCCTGCGCCGCAGCGAAGACCAAGGTGTAGCCGACCAGTCGCTTCCAGCCGATGCGATTGATCGAACCGTCGCGATGGAACAGCGCACCGAGCGAGTTGGCTGCACCGGTGAACGTCGGTCCGGAGAACGCATAGAGCGCGCGCAGGATCGGCGCCTCCGTGCCTTTCTTGCGGAAGTTCATCAGATCCAGGCTGCCGGCGGCCGCATCCTTCGGGCTCATGCCGTTCTCACGCATCGACATATACGCGGCGAACGCCGGTGCGATGTCGAACGGCTTGTTGTAGATCGACACCAGGTCGCCCAGCTTGCGCAGTGCCGCGCGCGGACCGCCCCGCTCGGCGGCGATGTCGGCGATGAGCTTCTTGCGCTCGGCGCTGAAGGTCGCGCTGTACAGGCTCGTGCCACCGGCCGAAATGAACTCTTCGAGCATGTCGGCTTCGTACGACGCGTTCGGCTTCAGGCCCAGGCCCCACTGCCAGAGCGTCTTGGTCAGCGGGAAGTTGCGACCAGGCTTCGTCAGGATGCCGAGCATGCCGTTCGCGATCTTGCTGGCCTCGATCTCGTTGCCGCTGGCGTCGATGTAGGTGCGCGTACGGATGATCTCGCTGCGCTCCCACGAGTCGCGGAAGAAGTTGAACGGGGCGAAGAACGGATTGAGCTGCGTCGCGCCGTACGCGTAAGCGCGCGTCAGCCGCCCGATGCCCTCGACGAACGGGTTGTCCTGGAAGCGGATGTTGGTGCCGCGCACCGCTTCGAGGATCTTCTTATCGGCGAACTCGTACGCGACCACGGTGCCGCCGCGCCGCACGACGACGGAATCCGGACCGACGCGGTTGGCCCGCTGCGCACGCACGCCGCCGCGGCTGAGCACCGTGCGGCGGATGCCGGCTGCCTTGCGCTGGTCCGGCGTCATCGAGCGGTAGGCGTTGACGAGCGCGGTCTGGAAGTCGCGCCAGCCGGCGTAGCTCGCGCTCTTGTTGATCGCCGCCATCGTCGTGCTGATCGCGTCGTCCGGGAACGACGAGCGGCCTTCGATGCGCCGGTCCTGCGCCGTGTTGGGCGCGCGGCCACCGGTGTAGAACAGCTCGGCATCGATCGGCGCGTTGGGGTCGCCCGTCAGCGGCACGTACTTCGAGCGCACCAGCTGCATCACGCGCTCGCGCTGCGCCTCCAGCGCGCGCAGGCTGTTCGCGTTCGCTGCATCGGCCGCGAGCGCCAGCTGGCGCAGCGTCACCAGGTCGGCGCGGATCGCCGGATTCTCCAGGAACCTGGTCGCGGTCGACGGCGCCGTCTTGCCGGTCTCGATGTCGATCGCCAGGCGCCAGGCATTGAGGTCGTACACGTGCGCAGCAGCAGCCTGCAAGTCGGCCAGGTCGATGCGGTTCTCGATCTCGCTGGAGAGCAGGGCAGCCTGCGCGTTGTTCATGCTGCCGGCCAGCTTGCCGGGGTGGCGCACGTTCGCCGTCTGCGGGTTGTTGATCGCCTGCTGCAACGCGATCAGCTCGGCCGTGGCCTCGCGCACCGCACGCGGCGTCGGGTTGCCGCGCAGCAGCGCCTGGAGCTCGCGCTGAGCTCGACGCAGCAGGTACGCGTTGCGGTCCGGGATGCTCTGGGCCGTGATCCAGTTGCCGACCCAATCCTTGGCGGTCTCTTCGGTGATCTTGTACTTCGAGACGATGCGCGCGAGCTGCTTGTTGAGCGCTTGCGCACCGACGAGCGACGCCTTGCTCAGCAGCTCGTTGCGCACGCCAGGTGCGCGGTACAGCGCGGACAGGAAGCCCTGGGTTTGCAGCGGGTCGATCGGCAGCGACTGAATCCAGCGCTTCACGACGATCAGGCTGTCGGCCAGCTTCTCGTTGAGCCAGTCGGCGAAGCCGCCACTCTGCTGGCGCAGCGCCTGCACGGCCTGTTGCTGCTGGGCCGGCGTGCCCTGGAGGATCGCCTGGCCGTTCTGCACCACGGCACGGATCGGCGTCGCCGCCGGTGCGCGCTGGCCGCTCTGCACGTTCGCCAGCTGCTGCGCGTACGTGCGGCGCTGGCTGATGCTGGTCGGACCGGTCAGGTTCTCGGCGCCCTGGGCGACGACATCCTCCGGTGTCGGCAGCGGCGTCGCCCCCGGCACCGGGGTCGTGATCGACGCAGTTGGCCCTTCCGTGCTCTCGTCGAGCGACAGCACGTCACTGAATTCCGGGATCTGGTTGATGCGCTCGATGAGCTCGTTCTGCCGCGACGAGCCTTGCAGCCGGTTGCTGATGGCGATCAGCGAGACGACGCTGAAGCTGGCAGCCTTTTCGTCGTAGTTCCGCCGACGACCGGTGAGCTCACGCATTTCCTCGAACGTCATCCGCTGACCGTTGAGCAAGAACGCGTCGAGTTGCGGCGTCAACGTGACGTTGGCGGCATCCGCGGAAGTCAGGCCGCGCGATACGACCCGTTGTACGGTGCGCAGCAACCCTGCAAAGCCTACCTCGTGCCGCACCCCGTACGGCGCGGAAGAAATCAAACCCAACCGGTCGACCGCGTTGGTCAGGTCGCCAGTGATCGTGCCCCACTTCAACGCTGCACGCAGCCGGTTGACCGGCAGACGCCGCACGTTGATTTCACTCAGGCTGCCTGGGCCGTAGGTAAACCGGACTCGCGCCGATACCGCTGCGCCGTAGGCGATGTCGTAGAACACACCGCCTTCACCAGAGCCGATATCGAGACCGGATGTAACAGCGCTGACTTCTCCGCCGTTGGGGTACAAGCTGCCGCTGTTGCCATTCCGGAAACGAATACGAGTGTCGCCGGCTGCCATAGGCATAAGCCCGTGCGGGTTCGGTCCTGCTACAACAGCGTCGATGCCGTCGCGTACGGCTTGCAGGAAATGACGCTGCCGCTGTGCCGCTGTGGTGTTCTCTGAGATCAACGTGCCCAGCGCACCAGCGGCTTGCACGCCGCGGAAACGCCCAGTGCGCGACGCGCCGAGTCGCCGCAACGGAGCCGAGTCGGCTCTGTCCGGAGTCGCAGCCGCAGTCGTTGCAGCCGCAGTATTCACCGGCACGCGGTTTACCGACGGGATGCGCACCCGCTCGGTGTTCGTGCTGGTGCGGCCGACGGCCTCGCGCACAGCGCGGTAGACCGCCAGCGCGCTGTCGTTGCGCTGTGCCGTGGTGAAGCCGAGGCTGGTCAGCCACGCAACGAAGTCGTTGTGCCGGGCCGAATCGTTCGAGCGGCCAGGGCGCACGATGTAGAGCGCACGATCCACGTCGTTGTCGAACGTGATCTGATGGCTGTTCCACCGAGGGTTGGAACGGTTGGCCCATGCCGGTAGCACAGCAGTGTAGACCGGCGCGGCAGTCGGCGTCGGTGCAGCAGGTGCAACAGACACGCCGAACCGCTGACGCAATTCGGTGATGTTGATGAGCCCTTGATTGAAATAGCTTAGAGCTGTCCGCTCCCCCGGAGTGAACCCCGGTGGGTTTGCAGCTTCAATCGCCAGCAATTCTTCTCCGCTCAGGCTTCCGTTCGGGTCGCGCAAGCGGTTCCGCACTTGGTCTGGCGTTAGCGCAGCCGGTGCAGCAGGGGTCGGTGTCGCACCAGAGTCCAGATCGAACGTGCCAGCGGTATTCGTCATGAAATGCGCTGCGGTTTCCTGCAACACATTGGCGAGCGAAGTAGGCGCCCCCGGCGATACCAGGTTCATCAGGTAATCGACGAGCCGCGTGATTGCTTCGAGCACGGTGCTGCGTTGACCGGACTGATTCAAGAGTCGGATGGTCGACAGAGCGCGCTTCGCCGCCGGGCTCAGCGTACCCAGCGGCGTCTGCGCCGCAAGCGCCAGGAACTCGGGGCGCACCAGCTCGGCGTACATTTCCGCGATGTTGTCGTTGCCGTAGGTGTTGCGCCTTACCTGCCGCGCTTGCGCCCGGAGCTTTTCGTGCAGCTCATTCACCAACGCGAGGATGTCTTGCGAGATCCTGGCCCCTCCACGCGCCAGCCGGATCGTCCTGTTTAGCCCGCGCAAGGTCAGCGCGTGCATCAACTCGTGCGCGACTGCGTTGAGTGACGTGCGCGGGTTAAACGTGACAGTGTGGGTGTCAGCGTTGTACGTGCCACGCGGCACGTTGCCGTTGGCATCCGGCTGCGGGTTCGGATCAAACACCACCCGCGGAAGCGGGATGCCGGCGCGAGTGAAGGCGCCGCTAATCCAACGCAGCGAGTTGGTGTTGCCATCCGAGACCGGTGCCGACGCCAGGATTGTCTGAAGGTCCGCGCCCCGCCGGATGTCGACGGCCCATTGCGCGTGCGGATTGGCGGCAAGCGACTGTTCGATGCCAAGCGTTCGCACGAAGGTGCGGATCGCCGGCTCGTTGCTGTGTTGCGCGGCCTGCTGCACTTCGAGCGGTGCCGCGCGCAGGATGCGTGCAGCGTCTTGCAGCTCGGCGAAGGAAGGCTCGGTGGCCGCTGCCATGCGCTGACGCAACGGTGCGAGCTGCGCTTCGAGCGCCGCGATCCCTGCGCTCACATCGACATCCGGTTCGGTTCCGGTCAACGCTTCGGCTTCCTGAAGCGTCGCGGCCTCGCGCTGCCCCGCGGCCGTGCGCACCGAGAAGCGGCCGTCGGCCAGCGGCGTGATCCGGTTGGCGTCCTGCGGCAGCATCCGGGTCAGCCGCGCCTGCACCGCCCGCGGCACCTGGGCGGCGTCGGCCGGTGGCGCCGAAGGCGTAGCCGGGGGCTCGGCGAGGCCGATCAGCTCCGGCTCGGGCTGAGCCGTGCCCTGCTGTGCCGACTCCAGCGCCGTCTCGGCGTCGACCACGGCCTGCGCGGCAGCGGCAACGGCATCCGGGTCTCCGCCCTCCAGCGCCGTGTTCAGCGCGGTCGTCGCTGCCTGGAACCCGGCCTGAGCCGTCGCCACGTCCACGGGCGGGGCCGCAGGGCTCGCCGGAGCCGCCGGGGTGGACGGTGGCGGCGACTCGGCAGCCGGAGCGGCTGGAGGCGTGCCCAGGACTTCCGCCGCGACGTTCGGTGCCGGGGGCGGCGGCGCCGGTGCTCCACGCGCCAGCGCGCCGCCCCCGCCCACCACGCCACCGCCCAGAAGCCCCGCGAAGAAGGCGTTGGCGTTTTCCTCCAGCGTCGGCCACGCCCCGGTGGCCGTCAGCCTGGTTACGACATCCTGCGCAACCTCGGTGGCCCCCTCGCCACCGCCCGTGAGCGCCGCCCCCATGGTCGCACGAGCTACCCGCCCGCCGGTTGTGGCGCGCTCGCGCAGGCTGCCCTTGGCCGGCTTGCCGAACGCCCCGAGCAGCAGCTTGTCGCCCACCGTCTCGGCCAAGCCGTACACCGTCGCGCCCAGCGCCACGTCGCTCGTGTCGAGCGTCGTCGGGTCGATGCCGGCCTGCTGCGCCTGCTGCACGATCTCGCCGACACCGCGCGTCTCGGCCGCGCCGAACAGCGCCAGCGTCGAGCCGAGCGTCTTGCCGGCCTCGGCGTTGAGCTTCTTGGCGACCGCCTCCTGCGCTGCCTTCTTGGCCGCCGCCTCGGCCATGCCCCCGCGGATCTTCTTGGCCGTGAGCTCGGCGATCTCGCTGGCGACCGCATCGCGGATCTCCTTCTTCACGAGCGTCTTGCCGAGCAGGCTCGTCGCGCCGGCTGCGATGCCGCCGCCGAGCGTGCCGATGCCAGGGGCCACGGCCGAGCCGGCGATCGCGCCACCTACGGCGCCCGCTCCGGCGACGGCCAGGCTCTCCAGCAGGTTGCCGGTCAGCTGGCCGGCGACGTACTGCGCCCAGTCGGCCAGCGCACCAGGACCGGCCTTCACTGACGTGAGGAACTGATCGCTCTCGCGCGAGAGCTTGTTCGCTTCCTCGAAGTAGCCCTGCGCCTGCGTCAACCAGGCTTTGCCCTCTTCCTCGTAGCCGAGCTTGCTGAGCGCGAGACCCGCGGCACCGGCGAGCGTGCCCTTGGTCTGCGGCAGGTACTGCTTGAGCCCGCGCGCGAAGTCGCCGATCGGCTTCTCGGGCGCGGGGTTGCGCGTGCGCAGCTCGGTGTCCAGCGTCTCGATGTCGAGCGCCGGATTCCACTGCTTCAGCGTGCCAGCGGCCTGCGAGACGTACTGCTCGTACAGCTCGTTCTGCTTCGGGAAGTCGAGCTTGTCGAAGTCGGCGATCTGTGAGCGGAACTGCTCCCACGGCGGGATCGTCGGCATCGGTCCACCGGGCGTCACCGCGATTCCCGGCAAGCCAGTCAGCCCTTCACCCTGCTGCCGCTCCAGCGCTCGCTGCTGCGCACGCACGAGGCGCAGCAACGACGACTGACCCACACCGCCGCCAGCACCGGCCAGGCGCAGCTGCTCGGTCGGCGTCGGGTAGCGAATCGGTGCGGGCTTTGCGAGCCCTTCGTTCAAGTCCGAGAGACGAACGTCCGCCAGCAGCTTGCCAAAGGGGTCGGCCATGTCAGGTCATGCTCAGGTAGCGGTTGATGAGCGTGTCGATCTCGGGCGGGATCGCGATGCGCGGCGTCGGCGTCTCGTTGAAGAACGACGCGAGGGCCTTCTGCCGCTCGGCTTCCATGTCGTCGTCAGCGAGCTGCTGCGCCTGCTCCTGATCCCACCAGGCCGGCGGCTCGTTCTGCGCCGCCAGCACGGCATCTTGCCACGGCACGCTCTGTGCGCTCGCAGCGGCCGCGGGCGGAGCACTGCGCGAGAGCGACGGCACCGTGAGCCCGGTGCTCGGTGCAGCAGCCGCCGGTGCGCTCGACGGCGCCACGCGCGCGGCCGAGAGCAGGGATGACACTACGTCTTTGGCAGGTGCTTTTGCTGCGGCCACGGTCGGAACCTCGGGTAGCGGTTTGCCAGTGAGCGCGGCGAGTGTCTTGTCGACGAACGCTTGGCTCTTCTTCGGTTGGTTGTACGGGCTGCTCGGCAGGCTCGCCCATTCCTTGCCGAGCTTGCCGATCGCTGACTTGAAGTCGCCCTTCAGCACGGCATCGAGCGCACCACGCTCGGCGATGCGATTGATCGCGGCCAGATCCTGCGACACCGGGCCGAAGTCCGTGAGCCCGAGCTTCTTCGCCTGCTCGTCCCACGTGCCGGCCAGAAACTGGTAGCGCCCGGCGGCCGTCGTCTGGCCGCCCTTGAACTTGTGCTTCTCGCGCGGATGATCGTCGAGCGTCTTCAACAGCCCGCCACCGAAGGCGGTGTTGTAGTTGTTCTTCGCCGTCCCTTCCGTCTCTGCGATCAGGTTGAGGATCGTCTGGACGTTGGGGTTTGCGCGCAGCGCGAGCAGTTCATCGCGTGTCATTTGACTTTCCTGAAGCGCTCGATGGCAGCCAGGATCTTGGCCCGGTCATTCGCATATTGCGGCGAGTTCAGCGCATCCTGCAACCGGATCAGGATCGCACGGCGCTGCTCCGGCGATCGGCGCGCGTAAACCGCAGCGCTCACGTCAGACTGGCCGGCGATGATGTCGTTGGCCGTCTGCATGCGCACGAAGCTGGAGATCGCCGGGGGCACAGCCGGAGTCGGTGCGCCCGCTTGCATCGCATCGAGCTTCGCCGCGGCGCCGCCGATCACCTGGTTGCCGAATTGCGCTGCTGCACGCACCGCGTTGGCTGTGTTCTCGAACTGATCGACCATGCCGGTACGGAAATCGCCACCGGTGTTCTGCTGGATCAGTCGACCGATAGCTGTGCCTGCGGCCGCCGCCGGGTTGAGCGTGTTGAGGATTGTCATCGGATTGATCGGCAACCCGCCACCGGCGGCCTGCGTGACGGCGGCGGCCTCGGGCGTCTCCGGTACCGGTACGTTCGGATCGCGCAGCACGGTGTTCAGCCCGACCTGGCCGGTTGCCCCTGGCACGACAGGCGGCGGCACCAGCACGGCCGCACCCTGCTCGTTGATGCGAATCCGGTTGCCGGTGCTGGGCTGGAGCAGCGTGCCGTCCGGCTGCTTGATGAAGCCGGCGCCGACGACGTACTGCGCCTCGATCTCGGCGATGCGGCTCAGGCGTTGCGCGTCGACCTGGCCGCGCGTCTGCGCGTCGATGCGTGTCTGTTCGGCCGCTTCGAGCGCACCGGCACGGTTGCGCGTCTGCGCGATGCGCACCGCCAGCATGCTGACCGGCACCTGCTGCCCGCCGACATCGACGGTCTGCGCACCTGGCTCGACCTTGTAGCCGGCGGCCGTGATGATCGCCGTTGGGTCGCCGCTGTTGATCGCTGCATCGAGCGCGCTGACTGGGTTCGTCACGCCGAGGCCGGACGAGAGCTTCTGGATGCCGGCCACGTCGCCCGCCGCCGCGAGCCGCTGCGTGATCGGCACGGCGAAGCCTTGCACCTGCTCCAGCACCTTGCTCTGCGCCTCGGGCGGCAGCGCCTGGAAGCCGGCGTCGTTCTGGATCAGGCTCAGCCCTTGCAGGTAGGCGTCGACCTCGCTGAGCCCTTGCTTGGTCAGCTGCTGCATGTTGAGCATCCACGGCGCCGTGTACGTCGTCGCGATGCGGTTGATCTGGTTCTGCTCCCGCTCCGCGGCACGCTTCTCGCGCTCGAACGCGAACTGCTCCTGCTGCTGCAAGCGCACGATGTCCTTGAAATTGTCGTCGAGAGCCTGCTGCCGGCCTCGCGCAATTGCCATGAAATCGATGCCCTGTGCCATAAATTTCTTCCGTTAGCCGATCAAGGGCGGGGTGTAATCGCCGTTGTTGTAGTAGTCCACATTCATCAACGGGAACCGGGACATATCCACGAGCACAACACCACCGGTGATACCGATGACCTCGAACGGCACGATGCCGCCGCGCGCCAGGTCGTCGATGCCGACTTCACCTTCGTTCATTTGCGCTTCGGCCTGGCCCCAGTTGGACGTAGGCATCCACTCGTCGCCGTCGAACTGGTCAGACTTCAGCACGCCGAAGGTGTTGCTTGCATCTGGGTGCATGAAGCTCTGGTTCGACGAGTCGTAGCCGAACGTCGCAACGCCGTTGACGCCTTGCGGCGTCTGCGATCCAACCGACGGCATCGTGGTACCGGCGCGCTGCCGGCTGAAGTATTCGTACTGGCCTTGCGCGATTGTGTTGGCCTCCGCGCTGCCGCTGGCGTTGCGGTAGTCGCGCCGCGCGTAACCGAATGCTTCGAGCGCGCTGTTCAGCTGACCGGCGTAGATGCCGCTGACCGCCGCCAGCCCCTGTCCGGCCGAAGCGTAGAGCGTTGCAGCCTGCTGCATGAGCCCGCGACCGACAGCAACGGCTTGTGCTCGGCGCTCGAAGTTCACGTCGTTGCGCGCCTGGAATTCGGCGAACGCAATGTTGCGCCCGAGCACGCGCGCATTGGCGATGCCGGTGGCGCGTGCCATCAGCAAGTCCTGCATGATCTTCTTGCTCTGGCTCGTGCAGTAACGAGCGAACGAGCACTTCGCTTCCTTGATCTGCCGAGCGAATGCAGCTGCCACCGTCGCCACGAGCCGACCGGCGTAACGCCGGCCCATCGCGTCGACCGTCTCGATCGCCTCGGGGTTGGCGAACTCGGCTAGGAACTGTTGCTCGCGCGGCCAGTACACCGTGCGCAGCTGCTGTTGCTGCTGCTGTGCCAGGTGCAGCGCGCGCTTGGAAATATCGCGCTGGTCTTTGTAGTTCTTGACCAGCTGGTTCGCGTTGTCGACGGCGATCGCCGCTGCCGCTACCTGGCGAATGGTCGCCGCGGTGTGCACGCCAGCCGTGCGGATGGATTCACCGCTGGTGTAGCCGGCGCTGCCGAGACAATAGAGTGAGGAAAATGCCATTTACTGCATCCTTGGCCCGAGTCGCTGCATGACATCAAGGTCTTGCTTCAGCGTGTCCCACTCGTTCTCTTTCGTGATCTTCTGGTTGATCGTCACCGGCTGACGCGCAATCGGCGCCAGCGGCGGCGACTGATCCGACATATTCACGCCGTAGCTGCGCTGCTGTTGTGGCATCGTCGCCTGCGGCATGTACGTCTTCGTCCACGTCTCGCGAATACCGCTGCCCCAGCCGACTGTATCGTTGCGCGTTTGGTGATAGCCAAACGCCTGGAGCGCGCTGTTGATGCTGTTGATGAGCAGCGAACCGGCGCTGGCCGCCGATGCGCCGCCGATGGCCTGGTAGCTCAGGAAGTCGCGCAGCTGGCCGCGGCCCATCTGCAACACGCCGTACTGCCGCGCGTAGCGCCGATCGTTCACGATCTGCGTGCGCGACTCTTCCTGACGTGCGCCGTAGTTGCTCAGGTCGACCGTGATGAGGGTCGAGTTGCGCTGCCACCGCGCGTCCTCGCAGCGTGACGGGTCCATACAGGCCGCGCGCATGCGGTTGATCCAGTCGGTCCGACCGGTAGCCAGCGAGTTCTGGGCCAGGCCGCTGAACTCGGCCATGAGCGGCACGTAGCTCGGCGTGCGGAGCGATTCACCGAACGCATCGGCGACGAGCTCGGCTTCCTCCGGCCAGAACAGTTCGGCGTGTGCTTCGACTTCCTCAGCCAGCTGTACCTGCTGGTCCGCAATCTCCTTCTGCATTTCTGCGATGGAGTTGCTGGCCTTGCGCTGCCACAACGCGAGCACGACCTGGATGGCCGCGTCGATCGTGGCCTGCGTGATGAGCGCAGTCGCCTGCTTGGTCGAGGCGCTGATGTAGTCGAATGTGGTGATACATCCCATGATGTCACCCGATCTCGTGGCCGATCACGGTGTACTCGCGGTGCTTGGCGCGCTGCTCGTAGAGCTTGTTCTGCACGAACATTTCAGTCGCACCCATCATGGCGCAGAGCGACTTGAGGTATTCGATCATCGGCTCGCGGCTGGCGCCTTCGAGGATCAGCACCGTACCGGTGAGCCGATTCTCGGTCCACAGCTTGCCGACCTGCATCATCGCCAGCGTGATGATCTTGCCTTCCGCGTTCCGTTCCACCACTGCGCGCACTCCGCCGACCCAGGCGTAGAGGAAACCCTCGGGCTGGATGGGCACGCCCAGGTTGAACGCGGCTTGCACCAGTTCCTTGCCGACTTCGGCAAGCAGCTTTTCGTCTTTCGGAGGCGGGATAACGTGGAAACTCATGCGCCCAATTCCTTCATGCTAGTGGCGGTGCTGTAGAGACTGACGGTCGCGGTGCCTTGCAGCGTAACTTGCCAGCGCGTGCCAAGCGCCCACATCGGAAGCGTAAACACACGAGACGAAAGCACTGGGCGGTCGATGGCCGTGCGGCCGTCGACTGTCAGCTTAACATTCAGGGCCGGACCGCGAAAAACCGCATGCGCCGCAGCGAAGTTGATCGGTACCGGCGACACGATCTCCGGTGACTGCCAGGTGTACGGGCGCTTCACTGCGCCGCGGTCCCACTGGTACACGCCGTCCGCCTTGACGAGATAGAAGTCACCGGTGCGCGAGACGAACGCATCGATCACGTCGGTGTCGGACAGCTCGCTGTGCGTGTCGAGCGGCCAGCCTGCTTCCGGTCCGTTGGCGAGCGTGAGCACGAAACTGCCTCCGCGGCCGAACACGAACAGGTGGCCGTTGAACGACACCGGCATCACCGTCTCGGGGCGCAGCTTGTGCCAGTCATCCGGTGCGTACAGCGGAGTGGTCACGAGCTGCGGCGCGCTCGCGCCCGAGAGCGCGACGAGTCCGTCATGCGTCGGGTACACCGCCCCGCTCGGCGTCTTCGCCATGCGGCGGTTGCCGCAGCCGACCATCGGGTACTTCACCGGTAGACGCACGGCCTTGCGACAGCCGGCGTTCTGGCATTCCGACGCACCTGGCACGACGTACGGCGAGCCGTCGGTCGCGACGTAGATCAAGCCGTTGTTCTCGATGATCGCGCAAATATTGTCGTCGAGATCGATGTGGTACGGCCACTCGTGGTAGCTGTTGTTCTCGCTGAAGAACAGCCGATTGCCGACGAAGCCGGCGAGGCAATTCATGCTCTCGATCCACACGATGCCGCGCAACTCAGCCGGTGGCGGATCTGCCACGTCCTGCTCCAGCGCCTCGAACAGTTCGTCGTTCGGCAGGCTATCGACGAACACGCCGCTGTTAATGAGCGCGTCACCGGCGTGCATCCACACGGTATCGAACACGTTGCCTGGCTCGCGGCCTGTCTGGTGGCCGGACACTGCGCGGAAGATGCGCACGTGCGTCACGCCCCACGAGATATCTGGCACGGGCCAGTTCGAGACCGTGACTTCCTGGCCGTCCATCACCGTGATCGGTGTCGACGCCATCGACAGCGAACCGCGCTCGTTGCGCTCGTTCATGTACTGGTAGGCGTAGACGCGGCTCTCGGTATCCTTCGGAGCATAGGTGCCAGCGACACCGGCGACGGCCATCAACGGCTGGTCGCCGCACGGCACGCCGAGTCGACGGATGGTCGGGATGCAGTTGCTCGGATCGAGCGAGACGATCGCCGGCCACGGCTCGTCGCCGGTCGTATAGAACTCGCGGCACGTCACCGGACCTTGCGCGATGTCGACGCACGTATCCCAGTCGAGCCAGCACTGGTCGTGCAGGAACGAAGTCACCGTGCCTTCGGATACGGCGCGCACGAGCCGTAGCTCGCGCCACGCATCGAGCGTGCCGTGCCAGAACTTGCAGTCGAGCGCGAGCCCGGCGACGTGATCGCCGAGCAGGTGATCTGCCACCCGTGGCGATGACCCACCGAACCGCTTGACGGTGTACGCAGCCATCAGGAGACGATCGCTCGATCGGTGACGCGCAGCCAGTTGACGCCATCGGAGAACGCGGGCACTGCGCCGCCGACCTCATCGGTCACGTAGACCAGCTGACCAGCGCCAGCAGCGAGCGCACTCGGCAGCGTAGCCACCGTGAAGCTCTGCGGCCGGTTGATGACGCTTTCGAGATTGCCGATGCGGGTTTCGTGCCCGCTGATCGCAGTATCCACCGCGGACGCATACGATCCGAGATCTACCGTCAACGTCACCGCACCCGTGAGCGGGTCTTTCGACGAGCCGAGTACGACACCCACAACCGCCGACGGCACGAAGCCGATGGTGAGCACGGGCGGCCACGTAACCGGAATGGTCTTGATGACCCCGTTGTCGAGATCGATGCCGCCGTCGCTGCTGGTTGCGCCCGTGACCGAATCGCCGTCGTCACCAGGCTCGCCACGCGGGATGCCGAAGTCGAGGATTGCGTTGGTCGGCGAGCCGCTGTTCGTGACCGTCGGCGCCGAGCCATAGGGCAGGCTGGTAACGGTGCCAGGCGTGACCGTGGCCGCAACGCCAGGCGGTCCCTGGCTGCCGTCGAGACCGGAGCCGCCACCGCCGATGCCGACCGGTGCGCAGCAGACATCGGGCGAGTACAGCGGCGCGTCGCCGGTCTGCACGCTGACGATGCAGCCGTTCTCGATGACGAGGGTGACGTTGGTGTAGGTGCCGTCGACAAGCGGCGGGCAAGCCGGTACGGGTTCACCCGAGAGCGGTGCGCCGCATTCCGTGCAAGGCTGACAGTGGGTCGGGACTACGCATGCCATCACGCTTGCTCCGGGCTCTGAATACGATCTTCCTGTCTCTGCACCACGCCCAGGATGTCGAAGAACATCCGGAAGTGATACGCCTTGTCGCCGCCCGCTGCATTCGCGAAGCGATCACCGCTGAGCATCGTCGCGAGAACCCAGTGCCACGCAGCCACGGCGAGCTTGCAGTCGTGGTTGAAGTTCTGCTGCACGTTGTCTTCGAGGATGTCGCACGGGCGCGCGACGCACTTGACCATGACGTACGCCTCGACGCCGCACGGCACCGGCGGGCTCACGGTGAAGCGGCCGTTGAGGTTCGGGTCGATGTCGACGCTGCTGAGCCGGTACTCGCCTTCCGCAGCCGGCGGCGTCAGGCAGCTCGGCTTCTTCCAGTTGCGCCGCGCCATCGTCGGCTTGGCGCGTGCACCAGAGATCTCGCGGATGATGTTGCCGCGCTCGTCGATCTGGTCGGTGACATCGAGGATGTGCTCGCAGCAGCCACGGAAGTCCTGGTACTTACCAGGCTGCAAACGCACAGCCTTCAGCTCGGTGAACAGGTCGGGGCGGTAACTCGCCACCATGCACGCGGCCTGGTTGTAGGCCGCGATCATGTCCTTCAGCGCGTACCGCTGGAACGGGCGCAGCGGCTCGTCGTCGTTGAGCGCAGACGCGATCGTGCGGAGCCAGTCGAAGAAAGTCATCAGCGGCCCCTCAGATAGTATTGGTCGTCACGCACGCGAGCACCGCCGCCGCCCCACATGCCAGAGCCGGGCTGCTGCTTGTGCGACGAAGGAGTGCGCATCACCTTGCGCTTGGCGAGCACGATGGCGCGCGTGAAAGATTCGGCCGTCGGCAGCGAGGCCATCAGCGCACGATCGCGGAAGTGCACCGCGTTGGCGTAGGTGAGCCGCGCACCGATCGTGATGTCGGCGCGGAAGTGGTCGTACAGGAACCGGTCGTGGAAGCACGCGTCTTCCGTCGGCGCCGAGTAGACCAGCACGCGCAGCAGGCCGCAGCGCGAGTCGCCGTTCACCGTGATCTGGTTACGCGCGACATCGAGCACCCAGTCGACGCTCTCGACGCGGCCGCCGCAGCAGCCGGTGCTGCATTCCTGCGTCACGCCGTTGTCGATGCGCGCGGCGATCGCGCCGATGATCTGCTCGCCCTCGTACGGGAACACCGGGTAGGTGTCGACGTTGCGCTGGAGCTCGATCACCACTTCGCGCTGCAACACGCGCGAGCCCTTGGCGAACTCGATGGCCGCCTGGCGCACGTAGTTGGCTGCGATGTCTTCGTCCGGATCTTCGATGCCGACGATGACTTCGGGCAGCCAGCGTGCCCAGTCATACGTGTCGATCGCTTCCTGGATCGGGAGGGGCCGGCAGAACGCAGGCCCCTCTTCCTCTTCCTCTTCGCACGCACGGTGCTCCGGAAGCCCACACAGGTCGAAGCCTTCCCCGTTGAAACCCCACGATACGATCAGCGAGTTGACCGGGGAATAGCGGAGGTTGAGCGGGAAAGCCATGACCTACTCCATCAGGCGATGTCCGCCTCGTGCTGGTTGCCGGAATCCTTCGACCCCGGATCGGGGGCCTCGGACTTGACCTTGACCGGCTCGTCCTGCTCCTGCATCGCCTTCTGCTTCTGCTTGGCGTTCTGCTCGAAGATCAGTTCGTTGCCGCCCTGGGTGTGGAATCTGCCGATGACACCGCGGGCATCCGCCGGTACGGTGACGATCAGTCCGTTGTAGCGACTCTTGACTTGCGGCATGGTTCTGCTCCTTGAAGCTGCTCGGGGCACCAGGCCCCGAGCAGGTTGCTTGGAGCGCCGGGCTTACTGCTCGGCGCGGTGGATCACGTCGTAGCTGAGCGCCACGGTGATGTCGAACAGCCCCACGACCGGATCGACCGGGATCGTCGCGACCTGGAGGATGATCTCGTCTGCTTCGAGCGCGAAGGAGCCGTTGGCCTCGCGCGCGAAAATGTCACGGAAGAGATCGGTGCCGAGCGCGCCGAAGCCAGCGAGCGAACCCGCCGACTGCGTACGCGTGACCTCGCACGGGAGCGCACCTGCCGCGGCCGCCACCTGGATGACCGAATCGTTCGGCAGCGCCAGGCCGTTGCGCGTGATGATATTGAACGTCAGGCCGGGCTCTTCCGCCTCGACATGCACGCCGATGCCAGTCACGAAGGCATAGGTGGGCACCGCGAGGACCGAGATCGTCGCACCGACACCGACGGTGTTGATGTGGTTGATGATCGCGGCGCGATCGGAGTCGAAGCCGTTGCCGCTGGGGAAGCGGTACTTGTCGTTCGCACCGGTCGGATTGCTGTGCGCGAGCGCGTTGTCGAAACGCGTACGCTCGGCCAGCTTGTCGTACTCGGGAAGCAGGCCGGGATCGCAGCAGCCGATACCGGAGTTGGCAGAGAAGACATCCATCTTCGGGCGCGAGCCACGGAAGACCTGGATGTTGTTCACGGATTTTGCTACACGGGCCATGATCGTCTCCTTAGACGTGCGTGATGGCGACGACGACGCCATAGGGGTTGAACACGTGGGTGTCCCAGACGAACTCGCCGACCAGGTAGTCCTCCCACTTGCCCTCGTACCACTTGTTCGTGATGACATCGAACGCGTGGAGAACCGTGTTCGGATCGATCAGCACGACAGGGGCCAGGATGCCGGCGGCGCCGAAGTCCTGCGGCATCAGCCAGCGCGTCGACATCAGGCGGAAGCCGTACATCGTGCCCAGCATGCCGGTGACGAGCGCGTTCTGGTCGGAGCAACAGGTGTTGAGCTCCTTCAGGTTCTGGAGCGCCCATTTCTCCAGCTGGAGCGGGATCAGGATCACCGGGTCCGACGTGTCGCCGTCGCTGGAGATCTCGCCCTCGCCGCACATCAGGCCGGCTTCCTGCGCCACCAGGCGCATCGCGAGGATCATGTCCTCGAAGCCTTCCTTCGAGTTGCCGTTCAGCGCGTTCGCGCCCTGGTCGCCCAGGTTGACCGAATGCGTGAGCTTGCCGGCCTGCGTGCCCACGTTGTCGGGATGCGCCGACGCGATGATCTTCGGGATCGAGTACGCGTCGACCAGCTTGGTGATGTTCTTGCTGATCTGTCGACGGAGGTTCGACTCCCACTTCTCGTAGTTGTTGCACATCATCCGCTTGTCCTGGTTCGAGATCTTCCACTCGAACTTCTTGGACTGGCAGATGGTCAGGCTGGCCGAGCCGATGCCGGGGCCGCTCAGGGTCTCGGGGTGCTCGTTGTTGTCGGTTTCCATACCGAAAAAGTCGAGATCCTGCTCGACGCCGAAGATGACCTTGGAACCGCAGAACAGGTCTTCGTCGTTGAGGAAGTCGGACTTGGCGATCTGCGGCGTGATCGAGCAGATCTGGTAGTTGTACACGATCTTCGCCGCGATTTTCGGCGGCGCCCACAGCGAGCCGGCTACGCTCTCATAGCCGACGGCGGACAGATTACGGGACATGGCGAAGCTCCTTATTGGAGGGAGTTGAGCATCTGCTGCGCCCTCTGGCGGTCAGCAGGGTTACGCGATCGGGACAAGGCTTTCGCCTCGTTCAACTTGGCCTGGGTCTCAGCTTCGGTCAGCTTCGGCTTCGGCTCTCTGCGCATATGCCCGCCGAGACCAGTCTTGGGGTCGGCGGGTCGCTTGTTCCGTTCCTTGAACTTCACGATGCGCTTGGAAACGATCTTGGCGTAACGGTCAACTTCCTCGGTGCTCTTTGCATTGAGCAGCGAGTTCACCACGCTATCGATATCGTTTTCGTCTTCCTTCACCCAGGCGATGAATTCCGGGTCGTGGGTCAGAGCACCGAGCTGGTGCAGGCCCCGAGCCGGATCGTTCAACACCTGAGCACGGTAGTTCTCGACCTTCTTGGCTTCGCGTTCCTCCACCACGCGCAGAGCCTCGGAACGAACATCGAGCTTCGGTGCACGACGCTTGGCGATGCTATCCGCCAGCTTCACGACGGTGCTGAGCAACGAAGGCTCGATGGCTTCGATCTCTTCCGGCGTCAGAACTTCCGCCGGATCGAAGGTATTGTTGGCAGATTCCAGCTGTGCACGCAAGGCGTCGATCTGCTGGTTCAACTCCTGCTCACGTGCCAGCCGCGCAGTCTCCGACTTCTGCCAGAGCGTCTGATACTCGGCCGCCTGCTGTTGGCTGGGTGCAGCGCGGCCGTTGGCCGCTTCGAGCTGGCGTTGCAGCGCCTTGATCTGCTCGCGCAGACTCGGTTCGTCACCGGTGTCACCGGCGCCGCGGCCGTCGTCGTTGTCGGGGTCATCGTTGCCGCCGCGATCGTCGTCGTCATCGTCGTCGTTGGCGCCGCCGGCTCCGCCTCCGTCATCCATCGGCGTTCCGTCCGGATTGAATCCGGCCAGGGCGAGTTTGCGGGCTTCACGTTGCTTGGCGAGTTCGAGAGCGGTAGGCATTTTCTTCTCCGGTGAGCAAGGTGTCAGGCGGGTCGTTCGGGAGCCGCCGAAGGCATCTTGGTGATATCGGCCACGAACTTCTCGACACCTTCAGCCATCCCTGATTGCCGGATGATCTGGGCGGCGTCGTTCGTGTTGTAGGTCTTGCGGAAAGCGACGTTGAAGTGGTCGACGCTGTACTCGATCAGCAGCTTCGCCAGCCGTTCGTTGACGGCCAGCTCCTTGCGGATCTCGTGTAGGCGTTGTTCGCGGGTCATCAGCGGCGACCGCAGGACGCGCACTTCTTGACGAGCGGCGCCGGCTTGGTCGCCGAAGCCTTCGCCCGGTTGCCGTTGGTCGGCACCGTCAGGTTGCTGGTGTTGCTCCCGCTCGACTTGACGACGCGCGTCGGGGTGGTCTTGAAGTACGACATGTTCACTCTCCTAGCAGAAAATGCCGCGGCAGCGGCGCCTCGTGATACAGCCGACCGGCTGCACTCCAGTTCCTCGTCTGCAACGCCTCGTATAGCCGGGGGAACCCCTTGACAAACGCGACGAAAGCAGATTCTTGCGATGCCCTGCCACGATACATCGCGTTGACGAACTCGTGCAAGCTGACGAACCCGGCGCGGGCATGGCCCGCGCCAGGTAGCTGGAAAAGCCCCCAGCTAGTCGCACGCCACGCGGCATCCTGGTTGAGCGTCTTGGCTTTCGCCAGCTTCTCGTGCTCGGCGTCGCCGCCGATGTAGCCGCCTGCATTGGGATTGCTGATGTACGGGTACTTCCGATCGTACTTGCCTTGCGTGAAGCGGCTGAACAGGTGCCGGTGAAAACGAATCACCGGCTCGCCTGAAGGAAGCATCGCTTCCTCGTCTTCGGTCATGAATGCTTGGATCACCAACGGGTCCAAGTTCAGTTCCTCCGCCACATTCATCACAAGCACTCGTTGTTGCGGTTCAGCTGGATGCCGCCGACGCTGCCGCTGGCGACGACCGTGCCGTGGTCGCTCGCGAGCGCGATCTGGATGTTGTAGGCGTAAACATCGGTACACGTCACTGCGCACGTGTTGCCGCCGAACGTGAAGCTCTGGATCGAGCCCAGGTTCTCCCACACGCCCAGGTTCGGCGGGCCACCCATCGGATCGCCGAGCGTCATGATGATGCGCACGTCGTAGTCGTTCGGGTCGAACGTGCCGTCCGCCCAACCCGGATCATGCAGCACCGGTGCCGAGCAGCTGTCCGACTCGGTGATCGTGCCGCTCGGGTCGAACGTGACCGTGTACGTCGGCATGTTGCCGCCGCTCGGGCCATCCTCGTTGCAGCAGCCGCCGCCCATGTCGCCGAACGCCTGGCCGAACTCGGCATCGTTGTCGGTGACGTTGCAGCAGACGGCCGCAGACGGCGTGCCGCTGATGCGCGGGTTGCTGTTGATCGCCAGGCACAGCGAAAGCGTGCTCTCGATCACGGCGTCGTCCGTCGTGTTGACGCACAGCTGGCCGGTGTTCGAGCCGATCGGGATGACGACCGACGGCGCCGCGTAGCCATGCACCGCCTGCTCGCTGCCGGACAGCGTGCTGTTGACCGTGAGCGGCGAGCCGGTGACGTTGCTGTTGAGCGTGATCGTCCAGCAGAGCGTGCCGCCTTCCTCGACCGGGCCATCACACGTGAGACTGCTGATGGTGTGGGTCGACTCGGCCGGGTCATCGTTCTCGATGGTCACGCAGCACAGGTTCGAGGCGAGCGGGATGCGCGGCGGATCAGCCAGCGCCTGCAAGCAGAGCTGACGATCCGGTTCGCTGGTCGAGTCGGCATCGGTCTGCACCGTGACGACGCCGCCGGTGCCGCCCACCGGCACGACGAGCGGGTTGTCGCTGACGGTGTAGCTGTGCCCGATCGTCTCGTCGCCCGAGAGCACGAAGCTGATCGAGAGCGGCACGTCCGCCACCATCGGCGCGACTGTGATCGTCCAGCTGACGAGATCACCTTCGGTCGCCGTGCCGGGGCACGCGATGCTGACGGTGTAGGTCGTCGGCTCGATCGTGTCGTTGTCGATGACCGAGCAGCAGACGCCAGCCGGCACGACCGGCAGCCGCGCGCTCGTGTTGAGCGTCAGGCACAGGTCGAGATCGCCTTCCACGTCGCTGTCGTCGATCGTCGTCACGCTGAACACGCCGACCGACGAGCCCACCGGGATCGTGACGGACGGATTCGCGTAGCCGTGCGCCACCTGCTCGGCGCCGGACAGCACGCCAGTGACCAGCAGGTTGTTGCCGGACACCGGGGCATCGAGCGTGATCTGCCACTGCACGATACCGCCCTCGACGACCGCGCCCAGGCAGGTGAAGGCAGAGACGGTGTGCGTCGAGTCCGGGGCATCGTTGTCGAGCACGTCGCAGCAGACAGGAGCGAACGGCGTGTTGGTCACGAGCGCATGCGCATTGATGCTCAGGCACAGCGAGCGCGTGCCGTCGATCACCGCATCGTTGACGGTGTTGATCGTGGCCTGGCCGCTGCTGGCACCGGGCAGGATCGTGATCGTCGGCGCCGCGTAGGCGTGGTCGCCCTGCTCGGTGCCCGAGAGCGTGGTGTTGAGCACCAGGCTGCTGCCCGAGACCGGGCCGTCGAGCGTGACCGTCCAGGTGAGCGGCTGGCCTTCGACGACCGGGCCGTTGCACGTGACGTTGGTGATCGTGTACTCGGTATCCGGTGGCGGTGCTTCGTCGTCGGTGATCGAGCAGCACACCGGGACCAGCGGCGCCGCCGTGATGCGCGAGGACGGCAGCGCGCGGATGCACAGCGAAGTCGGGTCTTCGAGCACGGCGTCATCGGCGGTGACGACGCAGACAGTGCCGCTCGATGCGCCGACCGGGATTACTAGCACCGGTGCGATGTAGCCGTGCGCCACCTGCTCGGAACCGGAAAGCACGAAGTAGATCGTCAGCGGCTCGGCGCCTTGCACCGGGCCATTGAGCGTCACCAGCCAGCAGACTTCGCTGCCCTCGACGCCCCCGCCGGTGCACACGATGCTCGTGATGGTGTGGCGCGATTCGCCGCACGGCTCGCCGGTGTCGATCCAGCGGATGCCGCCGCACTGGTTCGATTCCTGGCGCCGGCAGGTGTAGTTGATGCAATCGTACGAGCCGGTGGCGGTCCAGACGAGCGGATCGCCAACGACCCAGCGCGTGTCGCCGCACTGGTTGCGCTCTTCGTTCTCGACGTTGGTCGCCGAGCAGCGCGTGTTGCCGGTGGCCGTCCAGACGACAGGGCCGCCAGCGACCCAGCGCACGCCGCCGCACGGGTTGACTTCCTGCACTTCGGTGTTGAGGCCGATGCAGCGAATATTGCCCGTGACCGTCCAGTAGACCGCCGGCTGCGTCTCCTGCGCGACCCAGCGGAAGTTGCCGCAGTTCGAGATCTGCTGGACTTCGACGGTTTCGGTCAGGTCGTCGCAGCGGATCTGCCCGGTGTCTTCCCAGGTCTCCGGCTCATCCTCGCAGCACACGGGCGGGCAGCCGCGCATCGCGTCCGTCAGGTTCGGCGTGTCGGTCTGGCTGGCCGTGACCGTGACCAGGCCAAGGTTCACGCCGTCGCCGTGGTAAACCGCGCGCAGCATCACGCCTTGCGGCGAGTCCAGCACGATCACCGGATTGCGATCGGTGAGGCGCACCGGCTGCGCAGTGTCGCTCTCGCACGTCGGGCACTGGAGCTCCTGCACTGCCAGGATCGAGGCCGCCATCGCCTCGGTGATGTAGCAGCCGCACGCGATCGGGCGCGCACCAGGCGTGAGCGCCAGTACCTCGAACGTGACGTAGTCGCCCGGCTGCATGCCAACGGCGAAGATCGTGAGCTGTCCGCCGTCCGGAATCTGGAAGGTCGGCGATTCGTTGACGAGCGAACTGGGGCTGAAAAGGACGATGTTCATTGGCTACCTACGCGATGGGGATGTTGCCGACGCGGGTTACGCCGTCCGAACCTCGGAAGGCGATCTGAATGTTGGTGTTGCTCGTGGGGTAGATAGCCATTTCACCGTTGACGTTCAGCGTCGGCACGGCGAAACCGGTTCCTGGGTACGTGTGCGGAAGACCATGCACGTGGCTGTGTTCGGTATCGACGTTACCGATGGTCGACGTGTGCGAGCCCTTGCCTTCAGCGTTGGCGCCGATGACGATCTGGTTCTCATCGGTGGCCGTCGCCGCCAGCGTATTCGAGCCGATGAAGACGCTGCTGTCGGGCTGCGTATTGGCGCCGCCGCCGACGATGCTGTTGCCGGCCTGATAGCCAACTGCGGTGACGACGTTGGGCGCCGTTGCCGAGCCCAGCGCGATCGCACCTACGGCAGTGTTGCCGCTGTTGATCGTGTTGGCGTCGAGCGCACCGGAGCCGATCGCGGTGTTGTGGGCGCCACTCGTGTTCGCGGCAAGCGCGTTCGCACCGACCGCCGTGACGTTTGCACCGCTTGTATGTGCGGTGAGCGCGTTGTAGCCCACGGCCGTTGCCGCGAGCGCAGTGCTGTTCGCCAGCGCACTGGCGCCCACGGCCGTCGAGTTGTTGGCCGCTACGTTGGCCCCCAACGCGTTGTAGCCCATCGCCGTGTTGCCATTGCCTTGCGTGTTCGACGCCAACGCCCCGCGGCCGACAGCAGAGTTCCGCGTGCCGATAGTGTTCGAGAACAGCGTCTCGACGCCGAAAGCGGAATTCTCGTCACCCGTGGTGTTCGAGCTGAGCGCATACGCGCCCGCCCCGGTATTCATGAACCCTTCGGTGTTCGCGTCCAGCACTAGGTTGCCGAGGGCGGTGTTGTCGTTGCCGGTCGTGTTGGCCGCGAGCGTGTTGGTGCCGAACGCCGCGTTACCGGTGCCCGTTCCAGCGCCGGCCCACAGATGCAAGGCGGCGATGATGATGCGCTCGTTCTCCGGGTCGACGGTGAACCAATCCGACCCCTCGAACGTGTCGTCATCCTTGTGCCATTGCACGGAGTAGTCGGGGCCGCCTGGGATGGCTGTACCGCCAGGGCCTCCAGGCCCCGCGGCGATCGCGGCTTCCATCTGCGCGCACGACGGGACTGCGGCGCCTGCCGCGTGCGGGTTGCCATCGCAGTCGACCAGGCCGCTCGTGCCGACGGCGTTCTCGATCTCTCGCTCGATGCGCTCGACCATCTGCTCGCACGTCGGCACCTGGGCCGTCGGTGAGAGTGGGTAGCCGTTGCAGTCGCGCAGCTGCCAGTCGCTGGCCGGGCGGGCACAAGGCGGTTTGCAGCTCATAGCGCGGCTCCACGCATGTATTCGGACGGGAAGGGCGTCTTGGTCTTCTCGTACGCGACGACTTGCGTCGTGAGCGGCAGCGCCAGGGTGTTGACCTGGGCGCGCAGCTTCAGGCCCTGCGGCGCATCCAGGATCACGTACGGCCGGTCACGCGTCAATGTGATCGGGTCAGCACCATAGCGCAGCGGCACTTCGTCCGTAACGCTAGGCAGCGTCACGTTGAACGGCGGGCAGATGCACGGGTCCGGAACGAAGCGGCTGATCGAGACGAGCGAGAAGGTCACGGTATCGCCGACTTCGAGACCGGACGCCGAGACAGTGAACTGCTCGCCAGGTGCGATCTCGAACGTATCCGAGATCCCGTCGAGTCGGTTGGCATCGATCAGGACGTTCATGCCGGCACCAGCGACACGTTGTCGATCGACACGCTACCACTCGCATCTGTCTGGATGAGAATCGTGGTGCGAGCGTCCGTCGCTGTGAAGGTTGCCGTGCGGCCAATGCCGTCGGTTGTGCTGTTGTAGATCACCTGCGTACCGGCTCCGCCGGACAGCGTGATCGTAATCAGCGCTTCGAGAGCATTGTCCGCATCGAAGGTGATCGTGTAGTTGTTGCCGTTGATGAGCGGCTGCACCAGGGGGCGTTCGAGCGGCAGGGTGTCCGTCGCTTGATGCGCTTCGCCCGCGCTGATCGACCAGCCTGAACCGAGCGTCCAGCCGGTTGCATCATCGAACGTGCCGTTGGCGACGAACTGCGCCGGTTCGGCTGCCGCAATCACCAGCGTGACTTCCAGCTCGCTGGTTTCACCTTGCGAGTCGGTGACGGTGATCGTGACGACGAACGTGCCGCTCTCGGTGGGCGTGCCGCTGATCGTGCCGGTATCCGGATCGAGCGTCAGGCCAGCAGGCAAGTCCTGCTCGCTGGTGATCTCGTAGGTGTACGGCCCGACGCCGCCGAGCGTCTGCGGCGTCCAGGTGAACGGCTCGTCCGCCGGGATCTCTTCGGGGGGTGGCGTTGCGCCGAGCTGGAGGACGAGCGGGTTGATGATGTCGCACAAGCAGCGACGATCGGCATCCTCCGGATACTGGACGATGAGCCCGTTGGTTTGCGATACGGTGCGAATCATGATCCGAACTCCGCGATGATGGCGTTGAGGACGTTTTGGTACTTGGTGATGTTCTGCACCGGCAGATCGAGCACCAGCGGCTCGTGCCAGTACACCGTGCGCGCGCCGTTGACCAGGCCGCCGGCCTGCACGTGGATGATGCGTGGGATGCCGTTACCGCCGACGATGCTGAGCTTCGCAGCTCCCACATCGAAACCGACGACAGTGCCCCAGGCCCTGAATCTGGTGTCGTACAGAACGTCGTTCAGCACGACGGTGCGGCCGGCGATGACGATCATAGTTGGACTCCAGGAACGGAGAGCTGGGAGGCGCCGGACGGCGCAGCGACGTTCGCGGCAGGAACTCCGCTGCGGCCATCGAGAGCGGGGACTTGAGGCCCGCCCGCGGAAGCGCCGGGGACTGCCTGCTGGGCTGCGATGGCGAGGGCATTGTCCATTTCAGGATCGGACATGCCGAGGGCATCCACGGGGAACCCGGCCTGCTCAAGCAACTTGCGCGCAGCGTAGCGCACGACAGGCTCCGGGTAAATGCCGGTCTGCGCGCCCTGGAAGACGGCGCCGATGACCGCCTGCTGGCGATTGTTGCGCTGATCCTCTTGCAGCAGGCCCGTCATGCCGCGCACCTGGGCGCCGACATCCTGACCAGAAGCCAAATCAGGGTCCGTCTCCAGCTCGTACGCGAACAGGCTCTCGAACGTCGGCTCGATGAAGTTGATGTCCTCGATCAGCGCCGCCTGCTTGATCGTGCGCAGCGCGTTGCTCATGCGCTGGCTGTACTCGCCGAGCGAGGAACGCCCGAAGTCCTGCGCACCGTACGCGAACGCCGGCACGCCGCACTCTTCGTCGGCCTGGCGCAGAATGCCGCCGACCTGGGTGAAGATCAGGTGGTACTGCGCCGACACCATCGCCATCGGGCGGATCGGCTCGGGCATCGAGCCGGAAGTCGCGAAGCGATCCTCGACGTTGTAGTGCCGGCCGGGGTGGATGCGGCTGGCGTCAGCCGGGTTCTCGAACACGCTCGGATTGCTCATCAGCGGCGGGCGCGACGACCAGTCCATGTTGTGCTCGAATAGGTGCATGATGCGGTTCACGCGCTGCTCGCTGTCCCACAGCATCGCGCCCATGCCGATCGTGTCGTAGAGGTTGTCGCCGACCTTGTTGAACGGCGCGCCGAAGTACGAACGGTCGGCGCCTCCCGGCATCTTCAGCAGCTGACAGCGGATCGTGCGGCCGCCGCACACTTCGATGCGCGCCGACACGTAGTCGAGCGTGTCCAGGCCGTTGATGCCGTACTCGCGCAGCTCGTCGCCGCTGAAGTAGCCCTCGTGGATCAGCACCGGGATCGTGTCATCGAGCTGCCAGAACTGGTCATCGAGGTTGTCGCCGTCGATCCAGTTGCGCGTGCGGTAGGCGAACTCTTCCAGGATCTTGGTGATCTCGGACTCGAAGTAGTTTTCCTGCCGCGCCATGCCGATCAGCTCGGCCTTCGTGACGTACGTGTACTCGGTGTTGCCGGTGTTGGTCTGGTAGTCGATCGCGTCGGCGATCGGGAAGAAATCCTTGAGCCGCACATGGCGGAACCAGGGCACGGTGTCCCAACGCTGCTGTGCGCGCTTGCCGACGTGCTTGAGCACAGGGCGGCGGCGCCAGTCGGGGAAGCGCATGATCGAGTTGCCGTGCAGCATGCGCTCGAAGGTGAAGGGCATGTACGCCTGGCGGAAGTTGCCCTCGATCAGCCGATCGCGCATGCGACGCTGGATGACCTTGGCCGACTGCGCGGCCGCGCTGACGATGCGCGACTGCTCCACCTGCTTGAGCGCGCGCACCTGCTCGCGCAGGAACCCCTCGACGCGACGCTGCACCTGGCCGCGTGCATCGAGCAGCAGGTTCGCGTCCACGATGCCGCTGTCGGCCATGCGCCGGCGCAACTCGTCGCGCACCTGAGCGCGGATGAAGTTGAGCGTCTGCTTGTCGAGCTCGGGCTCGGGCGTCGGACTGACGACGAACATCGAGTCGAGGTTGTTGATGACCAGATCGGAGTACCAGGCGACGCTGGCATTGACCTTCTGCGCGACGAGCCCGTAGTAGCGACTCGGGCAGAAGCCGAACGACTCTTCCATGTCGGCCGCGTCTTGCGTCGTGTACTCGCGGCGGTACTGCTTCTCGGCGCGATCGAGCAGGCTCTGGAAGCTCTTGCCCTGATGGACGATGTGCTGCTCGCGGTACATTTTCGCTCGACGATAGCGATCGAGCACGACTCCCGCGAGGTCATCGTGTGTTTGCTTGGGGGCAGTTACTTCGGCATCGGCCATCGTCGTCAAGCCTTGTCGGTCAGATAGATCATAGCATTAGCCAAAAGCACCGCGTTTTGAGGTAGGTTTTGGCGCGGCCATGATGTCGCGCAGACGCAGGCTGGATGTGCGATCGCTCATCGCCTGGCCGTCTGCCCCTTGCAGCGGCATCGGTCGACCCACCAGGTTGCGTTCGATCAGCCACGCACCGAACGTCATCAGCGCGTCCGTGGGGTGACTCGTCCAGTCGTGCACAGGCACCTTGGACATGATCTTGCGTTCCTGGTCGAACTCGAAGCGGTACTGCGACAGCGCATCCATGATGTGCGTGCAGTCCTCGCGCTCGTCATCGACCGCCTTGTCTTCGATCAGGTTGATTTCCATCTGCCGGATCAGGAAGCTGCCGGCTGCGATGCTCTCGCTCTTGGCGAGCTTGGGCACGCGATCGAACGTGATGCCGAGCTTCTTGCCCTGCGCGAACCACGAAGTAGCATTGCCGCCACCGCGATGGATCACGTCATGCGGGCCGATGTGCTTGGCGTAGTAGTACGGCTTCTTGGCCATCACTTCGGCGTAGTGGTCGATGCCGTTGTCGGTAGCCGAGTACCAGTCGATCAGGCGCGGCGTGTTGCCGATGATCTGCCAGAACAGGATGTAGGTCGGATCGCCAGCGCCCAGATCCCATGACGTGTAGACCGGGTAGCGCGGATCGTACTTGAACTGCGCGCAGCGGCCGGTCTCGCGAAGGATCTTGATCTCCGCGCCGAACACGGCGCCGATGATCGCGGCATCCCACGAGCTGAGATATTCCTGCTCGAACAGCGCCTCGCCGAACGCGGTACCGTACGTGCGGAGGTAGAACAGCCGCTCGGCGGCCAGCTGCTCAGGCGTGAACACGTCGGTGTCGCGCGCACTCAGCAGCTCGGCGAAGCCATCAGGATCGGCTTCGGCACCCTTGAAAATGTCGTGGAAGGTGTTGCGGCCGCGCGTCGAGGAAATGAACCACTCGAAGCCGTTGTTCTCCGAGATAATCGGGCGAAACAGGCCGAACGCCATCGGATTGGCGAGCGCAGCTTCGGAGTACGCGATGCCAACGGGCGCCGAGCCGACCATGCTGTCTGCGTTGTCGGAGCCGAACAGCTGATACGTCGAGCCGTTCTTGAACGTGAGTTTCATCGACTGGTTGTCGACGTGCCCGATGATCTCGTCGGGGAACCAGTCGTTCCAGCGCTTGCGCCCGGTCTTCGGGTTGATGCCATCCCAGATTGCGCGGCGCGCCTGTTCCTGCTTGACCAGGCAGTGCCAGTAGTTGCCGACGCGCTCCATCGCGCGCACAGCGAACGCGTGGCCCGCCATGTCGTCCTTGCCCGCGCGACGATGCCAGGCCAGTGCAGCGCGGCGCTTGCGCCGGTTGCCGGCCATCGCGTGCCACGCCGGCAACTGGTAGTTGCGAGGGCGCCAGCCGCGTGCTGGGAGGTCGATCGCAGTCATTCCGCTTCTCGATAGTCGCTCGCGAGTTTTCGGATCAACCCGGAAACTTGCCGCGTCAGGGACTTCACCTGCGCCAATGTCTGAGCATTAGTAGGCGAGACGTTTGCGAGAAACACCTTGTTGGCTGCAAGCGCCTCACGAAGACGATCTTCGACTGTGCGCTCATTCTGCTCTGCCGTAAGCGCTGCCGTTTCTTCCGATGTCAGCGTGCGGTCTTCGATTAGCAAAAGCCCCGCACCGTTATCGCGAAATAGCCGATATCGATTAGCCGCAAGGTCGATTACCTCGCGTTCGATTAGCGCCCCTTCACGATAGGTTTCGTTAGTTGGCATGGCTCACTGAGTCCACTGAGACAATAGAACATAGGCCATCGGAGTTGACGAACCGCTCGTATCAACCCAAGCGGTTCCTGGGGACTCCGCTGGTCCCCACGCTACGTTGGCTGACATCGTATTCCTCAAGTTGATTACTGAGGACAGGATCGGAGTTCCGCTAATAGGCGATCCTCGGCTGCTGGTAAAAGATGGCGGAGCAGCAGAAGCATCCGTCTGAAGTCTTCCGAGATAACATCCAGGAGGAAGGACCAAAGACAACCCTGTGATAGAGCGCACTCCGTTCGATACATCCACGGTAACTGTTCCAGCATCGAGCAACAGCACGCCGGGTTGCCAGAACTCATCGGCTGCATATACAGAGAAGCGTACTTGCGCTCCAGCCGTGGAAGAGAAGGCTGAGACTCTTCCCATGAGTCCTGTGATCGTGACTTGTTTCGACACGATGAAAGGATGGTAGTACGCCCTGGACGCAGCTAACGCCAACCCTACGTTGGAAGAGAAGACCACACCAGGCCAACCGAAGTCTGCCGGTGCACGTGGGTGCATGAACAACGCATCCGCGCCTTCTGGTCCGGTTGGGCCGGTATCTCCTTGTGGTCCTGTTGCACCCGCCGGGCCTTGCGCACCCGTGGCCCCTGTTGCGCCTGTGTCTCCTTGTGGCCCTGTTGCGCCCACAGGGCCCTGCGGTCCGGTTGCGCCCTGCGGTCCGGTTGCGCCCTGCGGCCCTTGCGCACCAGTGTCGCCTTGCGCACCTGTCGGACCTGTTGCGCCTTGCGCACCTGTCGGACCCGTTGCGCCCTGCGGCCCTTGTGCCCCGGTGTCGCCCTGCGGCCCTGCCGGGCCTGTTGCGCCTTGCGCACCTGTCGCGCCAACAGGGCCTTGCGCACCTGTCGCGCCAACAGGGCCTGTGTCCCCTTGCGGACCTGCTGGGCCAAACGGTCCACGCGGCCCCGTCGGTCCTACTGCACCTTGCAGTCCCTGCAAGCCTTGCGGTCCGATCGGACCCTGCGGTCCGACGGCGAAGGCTTCCTCGCACGGAATATAGAGGCCGTCGGTTTCCAGGCGGATGCAATTGCCTTCGTTTTGCGACACCGGGATATGGATCGGGTCGATCTTCTCCGAGCAGTCCATCGGCTCGAAGCCAAACGGCGTGCTCTTGACCGGAGTGCGGAACTTGCGAGTCATCAGGCCAGCGGCTCCACGCTCAGCGCGTAGGTGTCACAGGGCAATGCTTCCTCGAACTCGAACACCACGGTCGTTGTCGCCGCCGGCTGTGTCGAGAGCAAGTCACCGTAGCTGTTGTGCAGCCGCACTGGTCCGGTTGGCAGCACACTGAAGACCACAGTGAGTGTCGTGCCGGTGACATCGAGCGTCGCGCTCGTCACCGTCTCGCCGTCGACGCCGAGCTGGTACTCGGCAGCGTACGGCGCGAGTGCGCCGACGATGACGTGGCCGAGTAGCCCCTCGGGATCGCAGCACACCTGCACTTCCGTGCCCACGCCTGGCGTCGGAGTGTGCGTCGGCACGAAGCCAGGCGCACGGCACAGGTCCAGGAAGACCGTGGCGTTGAAGCAGCCACACGAAGTCTTGACGTTGAGCGTCCAGACGCCGCGCTTCGCATCCGCTGGGATGCCCGAGATCGCGAGCTGCTGCGTTGGCACGTCGAGCGTCGCGACCAGCGTCAGCGTGTCCGCGCCGCAGCGCGTCAGCGTGGCCTCGAACGGCCCCGCACCGGCGCAAGCCGGTAGGTACAGCGGCACGGTCAGCGGATCGCAGTCGATGATTACCACACCAGTGCTCCCACGACGAGGCCGACCAGGCCGGTGGCGGTCGCCACTACGATACCGCGAATCGCCGCGCAGCACGGGCACTCGGGCACGAGCGAGGCGAGGAAGTCGCCGATCGGCGCCGTCCACGCGGGGCGGCCTTCGACGCAGGGGTTGTATTTGCCGAGCATGACGGGCTCCTTTAGACCACGACCATATCGAGGACAGACGACACCGTGTCGGCGCTGAACGCCGCGTCGAGCGTGCCGTCTGCGTTGAGGCGTGCGAAGTTGTTGCGTGCCACGCCGTTGACCAGGCTGATGAAGCCACCAATGAGGATCTTGCCGTCGGGCTGCACCCGGATGTTCTCGACGCGGCTACCGCTCAGCACCGGGTTGAAGCCGGCATCGAGCGTGCCGTCGCTGTTGAGGCGTGCGATGAGCGTGCGTGCGCTACCGTTGACGTTGGCGAACTCGCCGCCGATGAGGATCTTGCCGTCGGTCTGGATCTGCACCGCGTATAGGAAGCTGTCGGGCGTCGGGTTGAACGCCGCATCCAGGCTGCCATCGGTGTTGAGCCGTTCGATGAAGCCGGTGAACCAGCCGGCGACGACCGTCTTGCCGTCGGCCTGCTGCGCGATCTCCATCACCGTGTTGTCGAAGCTAGGCGGGATGAACGTGGCATCGAGGCTGCCGTCGCTGTCGAGCCGCGCGACGCGATCGCGCGATGTCGCGTCGACCGTGGTGAAGTCGCCGCCGATGACGATCTTGCCGTCGGCTTGCGCTACGAGCGAGCGCACGCCGCCATTGACGTTCGGCGTGAACCCCGCCACGAGCGCACCCGTCGTTGCATCGAGCACGGCGACGCGGCTGATCGCACCGATGAAGGTGCCGCCGGCCACGACGTTGTTGTCCGCGCGGATGCCGAGCGCACGCACCGTGAAGCCGCCAGGAATCGGCGGGTTGAACACCGCATCGAGCGTGCCGTCTGCGTTGATACGCGCGACTTGCGAGCGCGACGTGCCGTTGATGAGCGTGAATCCGCCCCCGACGAGGTACTTCCCGTCGGCCTGCTTCGCCACCGCGTTGACCTGGGAGTCCGCCGTCGGGTTGAACGTCGCGTCGTGCGCACCGGTCGTGAGGTTGAGCTTGGCGATGCGCTGGTGCGCGCCGCCGCCGAGCGTGGTGAACCCGCCGCCGACGAGCAGCGCCGCCGGAGCGGGCGGTGCAGCCGGGGTGACGTTGATCGTGTCGGTCACGTCGGTGTAGTTGCTGTTCGCATCGGTCACGCTGACCGTCACCACGACGCCAGTCGCGGCCGCGGGCGGCGTACCGGTGATGGCGCCGGTGGCCGGGTTGACGCTGAGCCAAGCCGGGCCTGCCACCTTGGCGAACGTGTACGGCAGCGTGCCGCCGGTGGCATTTGTGTCGGCCACGTACGCGACGCCAGCCTGCGCATCGGGCAGCGCGAGCGGGTTGAACACTGCGGCCAGGTTGACGATCTCGACGACGTTGATCGTGTCGGTCACGTCATCGGTCGCGGCCGACTGGTCCGTGGCGCGCACCGTGACGGTGATCCCCGCGCCGATCACGTCCGGCGTGCCGGTGATGGCACCCGTGTTGAGGTCGACGTTGAGCCAGGCTGGCCCTGCGATCTTCGTGTACGTCGCCGGCTGGTCGCCGTGGATCGAGCTCGTGCCGGCGTTGTACGGCACGCCGACGGTGCCGTTGAGCAGCGCAGCCGGGTTGAAGAACGCGGTGAGCGCGAGCGGCGCGGTGATGTCGATCGTCTGCGTCACGACCGCCGTGTCCATATCGGCGTCCGTCACCTGCACCGAGACCGTGGTCCCCAGACCCGTGGCGTCCGGCGTGCCGGTCAGCGCCCCGGTGACGGGATCGACGCTCAGCCAGGCGGGGCCTGCGAGCTTGGCGAAGGCGTACGGCGCCGTGCCGTGGGCGCCGCCGGTGTCGGCGACGTACGGCACGCCGACGACGGCATCCGGCAACGTGGTCGGGATGAAGAAAGCGGCGAGTGGGATCTCGCCGCTGCCACATCGATCGATACCGAGCAACGCCATCATGAGCCTCGTGATTGAGTAGAAACCAACTGCCAGTACAACGAAGGCTGCGATGACGACGAGAACAGCGCTGAGCGAATAGCCTGCGAGAGAAGGGACGGCTTCATGGATGATATCCAGCATGGCAGATGCTCAGCGCGGTCTGGAGGTCTTTGATTTGGGTGTCGGCGTCTCGGAAGAGTCGTACAAGATTTGCCGCCCCTTCTTCTCGTAGTCGGGCGAGACCATCAGACTCGGCGGGATCGCTTGCGGCTCCGGACAGACTTCTTTGGCAACCTTGCCACTGGGCGCGCAGCTTGAGAGAGCCAGCACGCAGAGCAGCAACATCACGATCATACGCATCTTGACTCTCCTTCTTGTGTGCCTCGAACTGCTGGGCCAGCTCATCGTACTTCTGGCGCTGTAGCGCTTCCGAATCGCGCGCGACCTTTTCCGCGGCGGCCTGCGCTTCAGCGGCCTCGCGCGCGGCCTTCTTGTCCGCGGCCAGGTGCTTGTCGAACTTGGCCTGGATCTGCGCGCGACCATCGGCCTCGCCGCGGTTGTACGCCCAGGCGTAGGCGCCGTAGATCAGCCCGCCCCCGACTGCGAGGATGATGGCCCACTTGATGAGAAAGACGTTCATCTGTGCCTCCGTAGGCAGTCGATCGCGAGGCGCGCGAGCAGCAAGAGAGTGAGCAGCTGCTTCACTCGAAGCTCCCGCTGAAGATGCGCGGCTCGTCATGCAGCACGATGCTGCGTGTGCCAGGCGTGTAGGTCAGGCCGCGGACCTTGATGTGGATGCCGCTCGGCAGCGTGACGGTGAAGGTGGGCGGCGCCTGGGCTTTGGTTTTGGAGGAATACACCGTGCCGATCGCCGCCGCGAAGACGGCGATCAGCAACAGGATGGTCAGTTTGCGGTTCATCAGTTGACCGTGTAGCCGCCGGTCCAGCCGATGATCCACTGGCCGTTGTGCCCGGTCAGCTTCAGCCCTTCACGGTTGACGCCGTTGAACGTGATCGTGTCCTCGGCCGTCGCACTGAACTGGTGCCACAGGATCTCGCTCGGCGTGACGACGGTGTGCGCTTGAGCCGTCGTGTCGTAGATCTCCAGCTGCTGGCCGTCGAACTGCGGCGCGGCGAGCGTGAAGGCGCCGGCCGTCGGCTTGGTGATGAAGGCGATCTTCGCGTCCGGTGCGATCGCGCCATCGGCGGCGTACTCGACGAACAGCGGCTCGGGATCATCGAACTGCATGACGAGGCTGTACTCGTCGTCGGTGCGCGTGATGCTGCCGACGGGGCGGTAGCCGTCGGCCACCAGCGCGTCGATGGACTTCTGGAGCGCAGCGAGCGACTGGCCTTGTGCGATCTTGGTGTTCATGGTTGCCCCTTCTTGGTCTGGTGGACGACTGCGTAGATCGTGAGCCCGAGACCGACGAGCACCAGCAGCAGACAGATCAGCTGCACGATCTGCCCTGCGGCGCCGAGCAGGTTCATCTGCTGCGCAGTCTCGGTGATGGCGGCGCCCGCGACGCCGGCCGTGGTGGCGACGGCGCCGGTGGCCGGGCGCTGCGCCGGGGTGCCCTGCGAGATTGCCGGCTGCGGCGGCACGGGCGTGATGCGCGTGTCGATCTTGGCAGCGATCTCAGCCTGGACTTCCGGTGGCGTATCGAGCGGCACCGCGGCCTGCTCGCGCGACACCGAGGTCTGGTACCCCTGCGTCCACAGCAGTGCCTCGGCCTCGCGCCGGATGGTCAACCCGTTCGACACCACGAGCTTGCCGCTGATCGTGGTCTTGTTCCAGCGCCGCATCTGGATCGGCACTTCGAGCGCGCGCTCGGGCGACATCAGTGCCTTGATGAAGTTCGTCTGCCGGCCGCCGGGGCTGACGTAGATCTGCGGCCCGGTGTTGAACGTCATCGAGAACAGCGCATCGTACGCCGACTGCGGCAGCAGCTCGATGACGTGGTGCGGCACATGCCGGTAGATCGTGCGGATCGTCTCCTGCACATCCTCGGCGTACAGGCTCTCGGCCTCGGCCGGCGTGATCGTGCGCACCGGCATGGCGTGGCGCACGTTGCCCCAGCCGATCGTCGGCGTGCCGCGGAATTTGTGCCCTGGCTTGACGCGACGATGCCGCGGATCTGCGTCGTCGTAGGTGTGGAGGACGCGCTTCTCGAAGCGCCGTGCGAGTTCATGCCCTGCGTTGGTTACAGCACGTGTCATGTCGTCCGCCTTTTTGGGTGGGGCGCGCATGGCGCAGGGCATGGTATCAGACGAGCTTGCCGAGACTGAGCGTCGCGACGATTGTTGACTCCGGCATCGGCGAGAAATCGACCGCGTGGCCGCCGATTGCATTGCGTTCGAGGCTGAGCGTGAGGTCGATGTGGTTCGGGTACACCGTCAGCGCCGCCGTGCCGGCGTGCGACTCGATCACGTGCTCGCTCGGCCAGGTGGGGCCATTGGTTGCCGCTGCCCGTCGCCGCGACAGCGCGGCGGTACCAGCGCCGGAGATCGAGCCTGAGAGCACGAGGTCATCGCCGTCGAGCCCGTGACCGTACAGCGCGAGCCAGATCGGCACGCCGGCTTCGTTGAAGAGCACGTACGCACCGAGACCAGGAGCGGAATATGCGGAAAGGTTCATGGTGCGCGGCTCCAGGTAGAGAGAAGGCATCGGTGGGCTAGGCCAAGTCGTCTGCGAAGGAATCGACCACGTTTCCGAGCAGACGCGCCTGCGCCACTTGGGTGTGCTCGCCGGTGTGGGTCACGGTGTGGTTGTCGTCGGGCAGCGGGAACGCGGTGACGCGGATGGTCAGCGGCTCGCCGTCGCCGCCCGTGATCCGGCGCTTGTCGCCGAACACACGCTCGCGCCGGCCCTTGAGCAGCATGGTCAGCAGCGTGTCGCTGTACTCGATCTGGCTGTCGACGCGCTCGCCCTGGTAGAAGACGCCGCGTTCGATGCCTTCGAGCGCGCGACGGCGCGCTTCGAGCTCCAGGCGGTCGGCCGCTTCCTCTTCGGCCTCGCGGCACGCGATGTCGAACTCGGCGTTGTCGTCGCGCCACTTCTTCACCTGGCGCGTCGTCGTGCCGACGGCAGCGGCTGCGGTGCGTTCGAGCCCGTGGCGGCGCAGCTCGATCACGTACGCGTCGAACCAATGCGGAGTTTCTGGTTGGGTCTCGATCATGGGGGCGAGGGTAGGGTGTTTCGAGGTTTTTGGCAAATGTCAAGTAGCTGATTGTTAAGGCATACAGTTTAGGTTTTGGGTGCAAATTGTGTTTGCCGCGAAAACCGCGGCCTAGGGGTATGCGGCACGGGGTAGGGTGTACATTTTATCCTTCAGGGCACCCCCTGCGGTCTGTACATTTTAAGTTTAGATTGCGACCTGGGGCTGCGGTGGAACGCAGGGCAGAAATCAAAATTGACGCATCGTAGATCCAACAACAGGCCGCCCGCTCCACCGGGTAGGGGGTGCACTTCGGCCCGCGCCTGGCCGAGCTCGCGCGCCTGGTGCCTCCTTCCCCTCGCGTCCCGCGCGCCGCGCCCTCCCGCCTGCGCCCTGCGGCTCGCTGCCTTCTGAAATTTTCTGTTGACTTTTGCGAAATACCTTCGTACATTTTAGACTCACCCAACACGGAGCCCCCGCCATGCGCCCCCGTCCCATCACCCACCGTCTTTCCTTCGAGCAGCGCCAAGCGCTGCGCGACACTGAGTTCAACCGTCTGCTGCGCCGCGCCCAAGGCCCGCGCTGGTACGACGTGCGCCCCGGCATGGTCTGGCTGATCCCTGCGGCATCGCTGGTGCTCCTGGCCGTGGAGCTGCTGCCGTGAGCCGGTTGCAAGAGCTGCGCGCCCGAGGCTTCGACCTGAGCGCGCACGTCCCCTTCACCCGCACGTGGCAACCGCGGTGCTCGTGCTGCGTCGTGCTCGTCATCAACGGCACCCCGACCCATGAACACCGCTGTCCGAACGCGACGCACGAATGCGCCGGCTGCAACGCGCTCGTGCCCGCCCGAGTTCGCTACTGCGAGGACTGCGCCCAATGAGCAGCACGGCGAAGCAGATCCCGAACGAGCAAGGCCGGCTAGTGTGGGTTGTCTACCTGCCGAACGGCGACGTGGCCCGGCATGCGGCCGCCTATCGAGGCGACCAAGGGCGCGTCCGCACCTTCCGGTCGGAGGATGCAGCGGACCAATGGGCGCAAGAGCGCGACGCAAGGGTTAACCTGTACAGTACAATTTAGCTCTGCGCCCTGCCGCCGAGGGTGCGCGGCGCGCTAAAAAAGAGCCCACGAGCGGCCCCCTGCTCGTGGGTTTTTTGTTTTGCTTTAGAAAGGGGGGGTAAAGGAGTCGGCAAAACTTAACTGGAGGGTGTTAATCTTGACCCTAATTCATTTCTATCGTTTCCTTGATACCCTTTTTAAAGCAAGGTGAAAAAGGTTAAGGATCATAAGGGTTTGCCGCAGGCCCCAATTCCAACATGCAATTTTTCCACGGTTCCGCCCTGGGAGATTCCACCCCTTGCGTTTAGCGCTGGATCGTGCAACACTACCGCATCGGATAAATTCGATATCGTCCGTTGTACCATCTCGTAAGTTAACGAGTACACCATGACCGACTGGACAGATTTGGATGATCTCGACCGCGCCCCGACCGCGCGCGCACCCGCCGCCGCCGCGCCCTCGACCCCTTGCCCGTCGTGCTCTGGCTCCGGCCGCTGGCGCAGTCCGAGCGGCGCGAGCACCGGCCCTTGCTTCACCTGCCAAGGCACCGGACAAGTAACCCCTGGCCGCATCCGCCGGCAGCAAGCGGCACGCCGCGGGCGCGTCACGGCCGCCAGCAACAAGGCCGCGCGCATCGCAGCATGGCGCGCCGAGCACCCAGACGCGGCCGCGTGGCTGGACGCTGACCGCCCGTTCCCCTTCCGCGATGCCATGCGCGACGCGCTGACGCAATGGGGCGCGCTCACCGACAACCAGCTAGCGGCCGTCCGCCGCTGCATCGCGGCCGACACTGACCGGGCCGAGCGCCGCGCCACCGAGCGCACCGCACTGGCCGCCAGCGCGCCGCAGCTGGGGGACTCGTTCGGCGCCATCAAGGATGCGCTCGACCGCGCCGCCAGCAAGGGGCTGCGCGCCCCCAGCATGCGAACCGGGCTGTTCACGTTCTCGCGTGCACCCAACACGGGCGCGAACCCTGGCGCCATCTACGTGAAGGCCCGCAGCGGCGACGCGTACCTAGGCAAGATCGTGCAAGGCGGGCGGTTCCTGGCATCGCGCGAGTGCACGCCCGAGCTAACCGCCGCGCTCGTGACCGTGGCCGCTGATCCCCTGGCCGCCGCTGTCGCGTACGGTCGGCAGTTCGGGCTGTGCTCGTGCTGCGGCCGCGACCTGAGCGACCCTGCCAGCGTGGCCGCGGGCATTGGCCCGATCTGCGCCAGCAAATACTTCTGAGGACACCAACATGAGCCGCGCACGCTTCAGCATAACGTTTGAAACTGTCACCCCGGAAAGCGCCGCACTCGGCGAAGTAGAGGACGCAGGTTTTCGAGAGGAAGGCATCACGTTGCGCGAAGCGCGCGACAGTTTGCGCTTCGAGGGGCACGCGGTAGAAGCGGACTGCTGGCCTGTGTCGCAACAGCGGCCGCCGCGCTCGCTGACCTTTGCCGCCAGCGAGAACTATCGTACTGGCGCCTGCACTCGGCTTAGCCTGCACCTGGACCCGCGCACGACGGCCGCTAGCCGGATGCGGCTCACGCGGCTGTTCGGTTTGTAACCATTCCCCACCACCGAGCCCACACCCTTATGCGATTTCTCGACCGCTGTCGCGCTTTCAACCTTGACCCCTTCGACCCTGCAAGCCGCGAGATCCACGAGGCTGCGCAGCGTGCCGATATGAAGGCCAAGCAGCGCAAGCGCTACAACGAAGAACACCCGCAGTCGCGGTGGCTCTCGACCTTGCGCCGCTTGAACGAGGCTTACGAGGACACCGCGCGCCGCGCGCGGCACTACCGCGATAAGGGCGGAGAATTCCTCCTTTCCAGCGACCGCGAGCAGCGGCGCATTGCCGAGCTGGGAGCCGCGGAGCTGACGGCCGCTGCCGAGCAGGCTCTTGCGGCCTACAAAGCCCACGGCGCCGAGCACCCTGAGCTATTCGACGAGTTCGAGCTGCGGCTAGAGCTGCGCGACCTGGAGCGCGAGGCCGCGACCCTGGCCCCGCGGGTTGCGTTCGAGCAGCGCATGTGCCGCACGCCGCCGCCCGAGCTGCCGCAGCCCGACACGCTGGCCCAGGTGCAAGCACAGACCGCGCTCGCCACGGCGCGAGCGGCCGCGCGCACGGCGCACGCTGACGCCGACGAGGCCGGGCGGTTTTACGAAGCGCTCACCAGCGCGACGCCTGTCGACATGGACGCGTGCAACCGCGCGCGGCGCGAGCTGGAACGGCTCCAGACCCGCGCACGCAAGGCGCAGGGCGCAGTCGATGATGCGCAGCGGCAAGTGGCCGAGGCCGCCGAGCGTGACGCGCGGGCGCTGGCCGAGGCCACCGCGGCACGAGCGCGGCACGCGCATCACGCGCAGTTGGCCGCGGCGCTGCGGGCCGAGCTGGACGAGAACGAGCAGCGGCAAGCCCAGATCCGCGCCGCGCTGCCCGAGCCTGCACGTGCGCCGCTGCGCCGGCCGTACAGCCCGCGCAAGGTGCGCACGCCCAAGACCCGCCGCGCGCCGCTGGTGCCCGACCATATGCTGGCGCGCGTGCTCACCGATGAAATCGAGGACTACAAGCAGCAGGCGCGCGCGACGGATGACGAGCGCCGGCACGCGACCCTGCACCGGAAGATGCGAGCGGCACAGCGCCGGCTCGCCAAGCTGCAAGCCGCGGGCGCCACGGCGCCAGCGTCCCCCACCACCGACAATCACGAGGACTTGGCATGACCACGACACGCACCCAGCTGGCCGAAGCGCTGCGCGCACTCATGAGCGCGGAGCGTGCACCCATCCCGTTGCAGGCAGAGAAGGACGCGGCATGGCAGGCCGCGCGCGA